GTTTTGATGTCTAATTTTCAACCTGTATAAAATTTTCAAAGTTCTTTCATTTTAGCCTTGACTTTTTATTTGCAGGCTGTGTTTTGTTTTGGATACTATAAATATGTGCCGGGAAAGATATCTGCAAAACAAAAATAATACCTGTGGGCACCCATTATGAGTATCCGCAGGTATTGTTCAATGATCATTAGCGATCGAGATCTTCGTCAGCGCATTCCAGGTCGCCCGTTATCAAACATTGCAAATCGTCCGTCCATACAACAAAACTTTGTGTAGAAGTCTGCATCTGTGCCGGATTTGGTCCCTGTAAATCAGAATCGATGTCGTCTGGATTCACTTCCATATTTTTCACGTCCTGGAAGTGCTGACTATGTTCTAATTCTTCGTTCGAATACAAAGCTGTCTCCAATCGATTTAATAATTCGGCTGATGTTATTTCTGGTATCTTAATCATGATAATTATTCCCCTTCTCAATTTGTTACCCTAAATATGTGTCGGAAAACAAAAACTTATTTCTAACTTTTCGCTACACCACAATTTGTAATCGATCTAATCATGCTGGATGGACACTGCCTGTGTTTCTCAAATTCTGGTTGCTCTCCATTCAATTCACTTTTGATATATTCCTGCATCGCTCTCAACGCTTCGTCTTCAGATGTATATTCTTCTTCGATCTCGTATGGATCAAGAGGAACTATATATGGAATCCATGAATCGGCGATCACATAATTAGCTTCTGAGCCAAAAGTCTCTTTGACTTCCTCGATTCCACCAGGATAATACTGTTTCAAGATGTTATCGGTACGATCTATCGGAGCTCCACTGATATTGATATCATAATCAAAAATCCCATAAAGTTTCTGTACAGGATCCCCACCAAATCGATACCGAATCCCACAAACTCGAAACCTGGTTTCATCGATCTTTTTGAATATTACTTGCAGATTTGTTGGAGTCCAGGATGGATCAAGTGCTATATTCACTTCTCGTACGCTAAATTCTTTTATTTCCATAAAAACTGATCCTTTCTGTTCGCAACATGTTTTTGTTTCCGGTTGTTCTGATTTCTAACTTCCAGAGCCAACATAATTTACACGTGTTTTCGTTTGCTTATGATAAGGCTCAAAATATAGAAATCTCGTCACCGGAAACGAAATGGTTCTGATTCAATTTTGGCATACATGCAAAACAATTAACCGAGAATTCCAGCCCTACTTCTTAAAACCTGATCTTTCTTGCAACAATTGGATCTTTATCCAAAGTCGGACACAAAATAAGCTCATCTTCATGTGGCATAACACGTAGATCAATCATATAATTTAGTGAGGATTTGGCATCTTCTGTTGTAATTCCGGCTGCTTCTGTCAAAAATTCGATCGTTGGTTTATCATTGGTTCCTAAACATACGATTGCAATTGCATTACAAAGGACTGTATTATAGTCATCGGGATGCTGCATTTTCAAATTCGTGATAGACTGATAAATAAAATCAACACTCAATTTGAATCGACGTGCTTCAACACAAAACAATCTGGCATCATAAAAACAAAGACTTGCTTCATCCATAATCACTCTTGTCATCGGGGCTTTTTCGTCATACATCATTGTATACCGGTACACGAGTTCATCTAAAAAGATTGATTCGTAAACACTTTTTTCAAACCAGTCCGTTTCCACAAACAAAACAGTATTTGTTTTATGCATAAAGTCATGAACAAGACTTGAGAGATCGATTGTGTCTCCTGGTAATAATTCGTTAAGTCTGACCATCAAACTCATAATCACAGATTCTCTGACAGCCGAAGACAGAGATCGAATTGATTCTGACCAATAAGCAGCATCTCCGCTGGTATCCCCAGATAGCTTTTCAACAATATTCTTGTGATTGCATTTTTCAGGACGGTCAAGAAGTACCAAAATGATATCTAAAAGAGCTCTCTTTTCGGCTTCCAAAAAGAATTCATCTGTCTTTTCGTCATCAAAAAGAAACTTATGAGCATTAAACATTTTGTTTACGAATCGTTCCGCATCCGCACGATCAGTAATCAAAGAGAAGTAATCGATTGGTCTTTTGCTTAAGTCGATCTCAAATGTTTTTCTTTCTGTCATACGTTCGACAATATTTTCGGCTTCTGATTTTCCCATATAGACGATACAGTTACTATGATGATCTGCGGTCATAATATTGGGCTCGATATAACTGTATTTCTTCCCGGAGCCCGCTGCTCCGAGTACTAAGACATTCGTATTTGTTTCAGGGCTCAATGGAATTAATACATCTTTTCCGAGCCTTTTCGTTGGACCGCAATATCCACTCGGTAACTGATAGGTTTTAAACTCATAATTTGGTTTCTTAGGTGCACGTAATATATTTTGCTTTTCCTGATTTCTCTTTCTGCTAAATAAAATCATAATCTATATTCCTTTCTGTTTCGTTGTTCATTGTTTTTGTTATCCTAAATATGGATAACGAAAAAGCAAAGGAAACAGAAAACTGTGTTCAAAGGTTGAGATAATGGTTTGGTTATAGTTGAAAAAAAACAGACGATGGGTTCCGAAAACTGCATAACATGTCATAATTACCATCTTGGAACCGCACATAGGTATTCAATAACAACACTAGTGCAAGTTTTGATACGATTTCTCGAATACGAGGTATAGGTTCCAGAGACTGCAGAAAACATTTCGATTACCACTCTGGAACCTATTATTAGTATCACGGGAGTTTATCTCACGTGACCTGTACTCCAAAGGAGTGGGATTCAATAACAACACTAGTGCAGATTTTGATACGTTTTTAAGAATACGAAGCATAGGTTCCGAAAGCTGTATAATACACTTCGATTACTGCTTGGAACCATTCATAGGTATTCAATAACAACACTAGTGCAAGTTTTGATACGAAACTAAGAATATAGTTGTATAGGTTTCGAAAGCTATAGAATACTCTTTGATTGCTACCATGTAGCACATATTTAAGATAACAAATCATTAAAACTCAAGGAGGAAACTATATGAGTACATTCAAACCAACGTGGGAACTGAAAGTTGCTGATGCTGAAAAGCCGGAATTAATCGGACAGCTCATCGATATTTTTGAGGACTTCCTGGACGACAAAGGAATCACGACTGATGATATTCCAAATCCAGAACGAGAAGAGGAAGACGACTGTTCCGCTATCATCTATGGTACCGATTATGATGTTCTGGCAGATAAAATTGCTTCTGTCTTAGGTTTCGAACGATAACAAACAAAAATTGAGACTGGTTAATGCCAGTCTCTTTTTGTTCTTACTTGCCAGAGAAAAGGAATTCATTGAGCGTGATGACGTTCAGGCGTTTCTCAAGAAGATTGCCGAATAAGCTCCTAAATCTGGAGAAAGACATACAGCGATTGCTGTGTGTCTTTTCTTTTGTCTCTTTCGAGCACATATTTAGGATACCAAATAAAATAGATCAAACGAAAGGAGATCAAAACCAATGAGTAATATTAATGAGACAGGACTTGGTAACTCTACTAACAATGGCGGAAATGAGGATTTCAATCCAGCACCACTTAACATTGAAGATATCATGCAACTTCGAATCACTAAAGTAACGCCTAGAAAACTGTATTTTGATTACGAAGATCGGCATTTTGCAATTCTCGACGTTAGTAACGCAAACACTTCTTTACTGTATTTCTGCGAGCGGACTTTCACAAACGATTATGGGTTTGTGAATATAAGATTTATAAACTTCACCTACAGACCAATTGGTATTCCATGGTTTATCAAAGATGTATCCAAACGTCACCCATGTACTGTGACTTATAGTAATATCGATCGTGAATATTTTGTAAAAGCGCTTATAGAGCTTGGTTTTGCGACAGGTTTATACGCAGACGAATGGGCAGAAAAGAAACAGAAAATCGATGATATCAAAGCAGAAATTGCAAGACTTAATGACCAGATTAAGGATATCAATGATGAATGGTTTAAAACATCTGGTCACGGTTCAAAATCCTACACAGATGAGACAATTGGAGCTATGAGACTTCCGCAGATTTTGGGAAGAGATTTCCCTTACATGAAAGGTTATGATCATGTTTGGGAAGAAAAACCGATTTCTAACCCTAATTTACGCTGGAATGATCCAGAAAGGTACACCGACATGATTTCTGTTGGATTCCCAGAAAAATCTGAAAACGGGAAAACCACATACCATCGTCTATATGTGCCAATCAATGCACTTATAAACAAAGATGCATTATCAGTTTTGTACTTTCATCGGAAATATTGGAAAAAGTACAATCCTGATACAACAGAAGCCGAGAATCCAGTCTCCAGACGTGAAGCAACGACAGCTTTGGATATTACTTCTCATTCTTACAGAGAGGCTTTGGCTTCAAAATCTGACCTCTCCTTATTTACAGATGAGAAGGAAGAAGAATTCCTGAAACGTGATGATGTACAAGAGCTTCTCAAGAAAGTTGCCGAGTCCAAATAAATTGTAAACGCAAAGGAAGACATGCAGTTATTACTGTGTGTCTTTTCTTTTTGTTATTTCGCTTTCTTCAATCCCATATTTAATACAACAAATAAATGCATACACATTCAAGGAGGAATTGAACATGCGTATTTTAAAGAATGATACTGCAGACTTCAGTATCGAAATCAAGAATCTTGACAACCTTTACATTGCAAAGGTGACCGAAAGTCATATCAGATTTGTCTATGATGGAAAGCGTTATATTCTGTCAAAAGACGATTCGGATGACGAGTTTATGACTCTTTATAAGGTAGTATCAAAAGATACTCTGCGTGAAATCAGTACGCAGATTACGTCTCTTGATATCTGTCTTCTGGTCAGAGATTCATCAAACTCTGATGCAAACAAAGAGTATTTCGCAAGAATGCTTACAAAGTTAGAGTTTGCCACAGGTATGTACGAATCTGAGTATGCTTCTCAAAAAGCAGAACTCGAACAGATTCATGAGGATATGATGATGGACATCGATTCTGATTTTGATCCCATAATAGCAAAATTTCTGGGAGTCTGCTGTTAAACAAAAGAAATTGAGCCTGCTTTTTTAGTGGGCTCCTTTTTGTGTCCGGATTATTGGACTCGATATTATAAAACTAAATAAAAAGACACGAGCTGACACCCACGAAATACCTGGCTACGAAAAGAAAAGAGCCTACCATGAAGGCAAGCTCGTTCCTTTTATGCACCGATCATTGGATTGACGTATATTACGCCAAAGCAAAGTATACGCCGCCAGCGATAAACACAAGCAGCATACCAGCCGTCAGCAAACTCTTACCAAGAGCCTCTGCATCGTAACTATATTTGATACGACAGACTGCTAACAAAGCGACACCGATGATTGATAAAATAGCTCCAACGGTTAATAAAAATAATAACATTTTAATTCCTCCTTATATGTGTACGTTTTGTTTGTTGTCCTAAATATGTGCTTCGTTCGAACACAATTACAACAGATACACTGTCTTTGTAGCCGATCATTTGTTGCCCTCTCTTTTTGTGTCCGATTTATTGGACACTCTATACAAAAATCAGCTTCAGCGGACACGAAATAACGGCAACAAAAACATTCGGCTACGAAAAAAAAAGAGCCCACCATAAGGCAGACTCTCTTCGTTTTCATTAATCGTTGTTATCCCAATCCGGTAATTCGATGGTCTTTTCTGCATTGACAACTTTCTCGTTATGATACCAGGATGTCCATGGATTGTATGTCCAATACTGATCCACTTTGACTTTCTGATTCCATTCGGAAACATTCTGGATTGCCAATACTTTTGCAGCATCATCGTTTCCAGAATCAGCTACATTCACCTCGGTGACCAAATTGTTGTATTTTACCTGGGTTTTCATAATCTTTGGTTCAGTTCCAATATGAACACAAACAAAGATTATAACGGAAATAAAAACAACCCAAGATGCAATTGACGAAAGAATTTGCGCAATTTTACCAATGCTGGTAAACATCATCTCTATATAGATAACGTAAAAAAGAATCAAAACAACAAGTGCAATTAAAAAGATAAGCATAATAATATCCTCCTTGAATTTGTTCAGTTAATTTGCTGTCCTAAATATGTGTCTAACTATTGCTATCTAATCTAAGAATCCGTCATGTTTTCGGATCCGTTTATATGTAGAGACTGAGTAAAAACTCCGAAGCTGAAGCTTCGGTATACTCAGCTCTCCAAATCAAGCACACTCCGGATCTTTAGATCCGCGAGTACTTGATTCTGTAACCAAAAGAAAAAGAACCCACATATTTGTATTCAGATTCTTTTCTCTTTCGTTTTTGGTTACATTTTGGCGGATCCTATTCGTTCGGATTCTCTAAACCGAGCGCAGACCAGTCGTCGTCAGTTCCTTCGTTTTCTAATGATAAACGATATGAATCGATATCAAGAATTGCATCGACCATAACATAGGAGTAGTTCTGATCTCCATTTTCGTCCTCAAAGGATAATCTCATGGTATTGTATTCGCCATGGGCGGAATTGTAATACGATCTAACACGTCCAACATCTAATCCATTCTTATCGTACAGACGATTAATTTCGTTGTCATCTGGATTTTGATAATAGATATGCCATGTGTCATCGTACTTTACAAAAACCGGCTCTAAAGAATTAGATACTGATTTTGAATCCGCTCTCTGCTCTGTTATTTGAGTGCTTTCGTTTGAATTCTCGTTAAGATCAGAATAATAACAGCCGGTAAGATACAAAGACATGATCAGGACCGCTAAAACTAATAATCCTCTCTTGTTTGTTACATTGTGTTTCATTTTTGTTTCCTCCTTTTCGGTGTGTGATTTTTTTTTGTTATCCTAAATATGTAACGAATCATCGCACACAAAAAAAATGGAAACAAAAAGAGACCAACCAATCGGTTAGTCTCTAATGTGAGTTTAGTCTACTTTGATATCGGTGCATCTGTAGAAAATCTCCGGATCAAAGTTTGGGAGTTCTTTAATGACATTTTTGTCTTTTTCTGACAGGTTATCCCACCAGTTCTGTCTATCCTCGATTGACGAGTAGTAATCATAGTGATCATCTTTCCCTTTATACACGGTAAGTGAAATATCGGATAATAAAGCTCTTGCATCGGATGCAAACCAATCGATCGGTGCCCAGTCTGATGGTTTATTAAAGAACCTCATCTTTGATTCTGTATCCGTATTGAAACAACCAAAATTGAACGAAGAATAATTCCAATCTCCAACATTTCTATCTCCCTTGTTGTTATCACCTACGTTACTGTCTCCAATGTTCTTGTCTCCTGTGTTTCGATTTCCATAGTTTTCGCAACCTGTATTTTTGTATCCAAGATTTCTATCACCAGAGTTTCTGTGTCCAGAATTTTGATCGCCAGTATTGCAATTTCCCTTATTGCAATCTCCAGAATTACCAATTCCGGAATTATCAAGACCTGTGTTAACAGTCTGTAATACCTCTTCCCAGGAAAGTTCGCGTACGATTTCAAGCTTATTAGTACACGATTTTTCACCATTTGTTTTGATATCTCCATAAGCAACCACTTCAGCAACTTTGTTTTCTGGGTTAAACGAATAATAATTAAAACAATCTAATAACCGGGTACAAAAATGCATTCCGTGACCACAAATTTCAATTTCTCCTTCTTCCTCGAATTTACCAGGACAAGTATATTGCTTTGGTTTAGCTCCTGCTGGTCTACAGGTCCAATTCGAATAAAAAACCTTGTATCCACGTACGGGTCCACTCATCTTTGTTACTTCACTCATTTTGTTTCCTCCTTTTTATGTGTGTTTGTTCTTTGTTATCCTAAATATGGGATAAGACTGCTGCACACAAATACTCTGGAAACGAAAAGAGACCAACCAATCGGTCAGTCTCTAGTGTGAGTTTAATACACTTTGATTCCCGTACATCTATAAAAGATATCTTCATCGAAATTTGGAATCGCAAAGATACATCTCTTTTCAGAATCATCTAATTCATCCCACCACTTTTGAGCCATATTACGGTTTTCATCCTGCGAGAAAACTTTAAGGTATCCGCCTGCTGTTTCATAACTTGGATTTAATTCTTTTTCTTCGGCAGTCATATCCTCTTTGTCTACCCATTGAATCGTTTCCTTCGGCATACTCATCAACAGCAATCTTGCATCTGATTCTAACCAATCGTAATAAGTCCAATCCGATTGTTTGTTGAACAGCATTATTGTTGGTACTTCTGTGTTGAAACAACCGGTGTTGTAAGAAGATGCATTCCAGTCGCCGGTATTAAAATTACCAATGTTGCAGTCTCCTACGTTATTACTTCCATAATTCCAGTTACCTGTGTTCATGTCTCCGTTGTTATTATCTCCAACATTTCCAAATCCTGGATTATAATCTCCGGTATTTCTATTGCCTGCATTTTGATCTCCGGTGTTTCTATGACCAGCGTTATAATCACCAGCATTGTTGTATCCGAGGTTGCGATTTCCTGTATTAAAACCTCCAATATTAAAAGTTCCTGTGTTGTGACTTCCAGCATTACCAGATCCAGTATTACTATGACCAGTATTCTTACGTCCTGTGTTGTAACTTCCGGCATTATCGTTACCGGTGTTAGAAAATCCAGTGCAATTATTTCCAAGATTGGTAAGAGCTATCACTTCACTCCATGGAACTTCACGTACGATTTCTAACTTATTGGTACATAATTTGTTACCATATTTCTCACTTTCACTTATAAGAACCTTCCCATAAGCAATCACTTCGGCTACTTTGTTTTCTGGATTGAACGCATAATATTCAAAACAATCTGCTAATTTTTGGCAGAAATGCATTCCATTATGGCAAATTTCAAGTTCCCCTTCTATTTCGAATTTACCAGGGCACGCATATTGCTTTGGTTTGAATCCTAACGGATCACAGGCCCAATTTAACGGATCACAGGTCCAATCTGGATTGAATACCTTGTATCCGTGTATTGGTCCGTTCGTTTCTGTCACTTTACTCATTTTGTTTCCTCCTTTTTGTGTGTGTAATATTTTTGTTATCCTAAATATGTGTCTGATTGCTGCACACAAGAGAACTGGAAACAAAAAGAAAAGAGACCTCATATGAGATCCCTTGTTCTATGTTTTAGTCTACTTTAATTCCTGTGCACTCGTAAAAGATATCAGGATCAAAGTTTGGAATTGCTTTAATGACAGCTTTGTCGGAATCCGAAAGATCATTCCACCATTTTTGTCTACCCTCTATGTTGTTAATAACCTTCAGGTATCCACCTGTTGTTTTGTAGGTTGGGTAAGAAGTCTTCTCGTCATCGGTCATACAAGCTTCTTTTTCCCATTTTGTTGATACGTCTGGCATACTGTCTAACAAAGCGCATGCATCGCTATCCTGCCAGTCAGTATAAGTCATGTTAGAGGGCTTATTGAACATTATGATTTTTTGTTCTTCGGTGTTGAAACAACCAGAATTGTGAGATGATTTATTCCAGTCTCCAGAATTAGAATCACCAAGATTCCGATTGCCTGTATTTTCAGCTCCCAGGTTAAAATGTCCACTATTAAGATCACCTGTGTTATTATCCCCCGTATTACAGTTACCAATATTTTCGTCACCGGTATTATAATACCCAGCATTCTTACATCCAGTGTTATTACTGCCTGAATTTTCATAACCTATGTTAAAATCTCCTGAATTACAATCACCAGAATTCCAACCACCGCTATTATAAGAGCCAGTGTTTTTGTTCCCTGAATTTTGAGATCCTGTATTATAATGTCCAGAATTTTGGTTTCCAGAATTCCAATATCCTCTGTTATCATCGCCAGTGTTGAAATCTCCAGTATTATAATCTCCAGAATTCAAATTCCCAGCATTTTCATTTCCAGTGTTTTTTAACCCAGTACAGTCATTGCCAGTATTAACAAGATCTAATACTTCTTTCCAGGAGAGTTCCCGCACGATTTCGAGCTTATTTGTACATGACTTATCACCCTCTGTTACGACATCACCGTAAGCGATTACTTCGGCAACTTTGTTTTTACTGTCAAAGCCATAATAATTGAAACAGTTTGCTGCTTTTTGACAGAAATGCATTCCGTTGCCACAAACTTCGATTTCTCCTTCTTCTTCGAACTTGCCTGGACATGTATACTGTTTTGTATTCCCGCATGGACTGCAAGTCCAGTCCGGTCTAAATACCTTATATCCGTGTACAGATTCATTCTTTTTGGTCTCATCACTCATTTTGTTTCCTCCTTTATGTGTACTTAATTATTTGTTTTAAATATGGGACTGGACTGCTACACACAAAACATCCGGAAACAAAAAGAAAAGAGACCTCATATGTGAGATCCCTTGTTCTATTTAAAGCTGGTTTTCGATTGCTCTTAACGCGCTATACAAAATACGTCCTTCTTCTGTGACTGTAAGCACGTTCATATACGGAATTGTCGGTTTTTCTAAGTACTGTTCCAACTCTGTTCCTGCAACCTTATCAGACATCTTGTAATACTTGTTTGATAATTCGTCGTAATTCGGAAATGGTCGTGATTCGATCTTGAAGATATCACTCCAGGATTCCTTTACATAAGGCTTCACTTCGTCATAACCGCTTCTCGTCTCCAAAAAGATATGTTCGTTTTCTTTGATTGCGTTCGCACAGTCTAAAACTATAAGAGCATCATCTGCTTTCCAGATTTCATCAAAGCATTCGATTGCTGTTCTCGGCTGTGTCTTGAAAAATTCATCAATCTGGTCAAACATTGGGAATTCCCAATCGAAAAGACTTATCATGCAAAGCATTTTTAACATCTTTTCCTGACTGTTTGCTCTTAAACCATATCTCTTCTTGATTTCTTCTTTGCTCATTCTTATCATTTTTGTTTCCTCCTTGTTTGTGTGTCCATCGTTATCTTAAATATGGGATAAGATTATTACACACAAAGTAACCGGAAACGAAACATGTTTGCAATCGAAAGAAAGAGCCCGAAATGTCTGAATCTCTCAAACATTTTAGACTCTATTCTTTGATTAGTCTTCTCCGTACATGCAGATCTCGCACATGTACTTACAATTAGCACAATGTTCGTTGTACCATCGCATCCAGTCTTCCTGTGTGAGTTCGTGCGTTACGTTCGCTTTTGTCCAATAATCTTGATACATGAAATCGCAACTGTTGGACATATCTTTTTTCTCTGGCATACTTGTTTCCTCCTTGAATTGTGTGCTTTATTGGTTAACCTAAATATGGTACTAACTACTGCACACAAAAACACCTGAAACAAAAGAGAGACCAACCAAAAGGTCAGTCTCTGATTTTTGTTAGGACTCAAGCTGTACATTTACACCAGTACATTTATAGAAAATGTCTGCGTCAAAATTCGGAATTGAAAGAATTGTCTTCTTTTCAGAATCATCTAATTCATCCCACCACTCTTGAACCATATTACGGTTTTCATCCTGTGAGAAAACTTTAAGGTATCCGCCTACTGTTTCATAACCTGGATTTAATTCTTTTTCTTCATCAGTCATGTTGTCTGACCAAATCCATTCAACTGTACGATTTGGAATATCGTTCAGCAGATGACACGCTCTACTTTTTAACCACTGACTATAAGTCCAGTTTGATGGTTTGTTGAACAGCATAATTGTTGGCTCTTTTGTATTAAAGCAGCCATTATTATAGGAAGACAGGTTCCAGTCGCCAGTATTTCGGTTTCCAATGTTTCGATTTCCGGTATTATAATTTCCAGAGTTATAATTTCCAGTATTACTCTTTCCTCTGTTATTGTTTCCGGTATTATTATTTCCTGTATTTTCATAACCTGTATTGCGATCTCCTACATTCTTGCGTCCAGTATTATGATGTCCAGTATTTTGATCGCCAGTGTTGTAATCACCGTCATTGTAATTACCTATATTATAATCTCCTGTATTTGACTTCCCGGTATTATAACATCCTGCGTTATAATCTCCTGAATTTCTGTACCCAGAATTGTAATGTCCAGTATTATCATAGCTGCTGTTATGGTTTCCTGTATTATGGTCTCCAGTGTTATGATCTCCTACATTTCCGCGTCCTGAGTTGTAATAACCTACATTCCGGTCACCCTCGTTGTCAGAACCAGAGTTATAATTTCCAGTATTACATTCGCCTGTGTTACCAATTCCAGTACAATCCTTGCCGATATTAACAAGACTTAAAACTTCTTCCCAGGAAAGTTCCCGAACAATTTCAAGTTTGTTTGTCCAACATAGCGTACCATGTTCACTTTTTCCAATATCGCCGTAAGCTATTACTTCGACTACATGAGTATTGCTATCAAACTTGTAAAATCCAGATTTGAAATAACCAATTGGGTTCGTACGAAATGTCATTCCACGTTTTTGGACATCCATTTCGTCGTCTTCAAATCTAGCTGGACAAGTATATTGTCCCTGTGCATCATGTTCTCGGGGATTACAGGACCAGTCAGGATTAAATACCTTGTATCCATACGCTCTGTCGCTTAATCTTGTAACATTAATCATTTTTCGTTTCCTCCTTTATTGTGTGTGAGTTCTTGTTATCCTAAATATGGGACTAAACTACTGCACACAAAAGAAACGGAAACAAAAAGAAAGAGGCCTCAATTGAAGTCTCCTCTTTGCATTTTTAGTCCGCTCTGATTCCTGTGCACTCGTAGAAAATATCAGGATCAAAGTTCGGAATCGCTTTGATGGCATCCTTCTCCATCAGAGAAAGATTATCCCACCAAGACTGAATAAGATCCAAGTTTTTCAGTCTTTTCAGGTAACCGCCTGCTATTTCATAAGTCGGATGCAACTCTTTTTCTTCATCAGTCATATCCTCTTTATCTACCCATTCGACTGTTCTTTTTGGCATCTGAGTTAACAAAAACCTTGCATTGGATTCTAACCAATAACGAAAAGTCCAATTCGATGGTTTGTTAAACATCATAATTGTTGTTTCTTCTGTGTTGAAACAGCCGGTATTAAAAAATGATTTGTTCCAGTCCCCGGTATTCCAGCTGCCAATGTTACAGTTACCAGAATTATGTTTTCCAATATTCCAGGTTCCGGTGTTGCTGTCTCCACTGTTGTAGTCACCTGTGTTGTAATTCCCTTCATTACAATCCCCAGCATTCCAGTCCCCATCGTTTCTGCCTCCAGCATTACCTTTTCCAGCATTAGCACATCCAGTGTTACAGTTTCCGGAATTACGACCTCCAGTATTATAATCACCTGTGTTGTAATTTCCAGTATTACTGTCACCAATATTACGGTCACCGGTATTCCAGTCTCCTTCGTTACAAGCTCCAGCATTCCAGTTCCCAGCATTTTCGTTTCCCGTGTTACGTAAACCAGTACAATTTTTTCCAACATTTACGAGGCTTAGTACTTCCTCCCATGGGACTTCACGTACGATTTCCAGCTTGTTAGTACACGATTTGTTACCGTCTGTTATAACATCCCCATAGGCGATCACCTCTGCAACCTTGTTTTTGCTGTTAAATTCATAATAATTAAAACATTTGGCAGCTGTTTGACAGAAATGCATTCCATGTTCGCAAATTTCAAGTTCTCCTTCTTCTTCGAATTTACCTGGACAGGTATACTGTTTGCTTGAACCCCCGATTGGTTTACATGTCCAATCTGGATTAAACACTTTGTATCCATGTACAGGTTCACTCATTTTTGTTGCTTCACTCATTTTGTTTCCTCCTTTATTGTGTGTGTGTTTGTTATCCTAAATATGGGTTAAAACCATCGCACACAAAAACACTGGAAACAAAAAGAGACCAACCCCAATATAAAGTCGATCTCTAATTTGCTTAGCCTTCCATAGTACTATTTGAAATATCGAGGCTGGCTTTCAATGCATTCATCAGATTTCTAGCAATCGCTTCTGCCATATTAACTGGTACTGCGTTTCCGATCATTTTGTATCCATTATTCGCATTTTCATACATGAATTCAAAATCATCCGGAAACCCTTGTAGTCTTGCTACTTCTCGGACGCTCATTCTTCGATACCGATCTTTAGCACCCGGGACAAAACAGTACGAATCTTTTGATATCTGCTGCATTTTTGGTGCGTTTGGATGTATCTGACATTGGCGTCCGGATGCCTGCACTGTAAAACCAGGCTCATCCCAGCTGCGGACACGGTTTCTGGACATAAATACCGGAGAATAACTATCAACATAATATTCATGGTTATTAACCGCTGCAGGATTACGTTTGTTTCTTGCAAGTGTTGGAACAGCATTGTCTCGTAAATCCCAAATAGCATCCTTCAGTGTTACAATATGTTCTGGATCTCCGTCTGGAAATACAAATGAAATATCAAGATCAGTTCGGATGCCAATATAGAAGATCCGTTCTCTCGTTTGCGCTAATCCATAGTTACAAGCATTTGTTTTGTATACGGAAACGTTGTAACCAGACTCAGCAAACAAAGAAAGGATCCGATCAACCGCATCCGCATGTTTCTTTGATATCATCCCGGGAACATTCTCAGCTACAAAGAATTGTGGTCGAAATTCCCGGAGTACACGAATATATTCAAAGAAAAGCTGTCCTCGCTTATCTTCAATTCCTTTTCCGGCTCCGGCTACTGACCACGACTGACATGGTGGTCCGCCTATAATTCCTGCCAATTGTTCTCCTGGTCGCAACCTAAGATAGGGTTCAAGATCTGATTTAGTTACATTTCTGATGTCGCCTTCAATTAGATGCGTATTTTTATGATTTCGTTTGTACGTTTCCCAGATTGTGGCATCGAATTCATTGGCGACCGGGATTTCGAAACCAGCTCGTTCGAACCCGAGATCCATTCCGCCACATCCGGAAAACAAGCTGATAATTTTGTTATCCATATAGTGCATCTCTCTTTCTTTTTTTAGATGCACTAAATATGGGTTCCAAAGAGGGTAAATACTGAATACAATATACAAAACCGAAATATGGGCATACAAAAAGAGCCACCTCATGGATGACTCTCTTGTTTCCCATTATTCGACGTCGGTTAAATTGTATATGACAGTGCCGTTATCATATGTTTTGACGATAAATGTAGCCTGCACTGTTTCTCCATTTCTGTCTTTGCAGAGATCGTATATCTCTTTTGTCCCAATCACATATTCTTTGTCTTCGTATATGATATACGTAGCCCAACTTTCAGGGGGGCGTTATATAGGTTGTCGTATTTCCGATCTTCATTGGAGTTTGATAAAAACCGCTATGATATGTATTACTGATTTCCGCGTTGACCGTGATCGTTTCTGAGGACACAAGTTCTGCGCATCCGGACATGGTACCAACAAGAATGAATAATGATAAAAACAAGACTACAAAACGTTTCAATTTGCTCATAAAACAGACCTCCATACACCCGTTTTCCATAAATATGGAGCAGAGTGTAGCAGATTAATACATTTCGTAACCAAAAAGAAAGAGCCCGAAATACCTGAATGTGTCAGATATTATGGGCTCGATTCTTTCGGTTACGATTAAATATTCTGTTCCCGCATAATTGCTCTTACAGTTTTCGCAAGCTCTGGATCCAAAACCGGTTCGTGTTTAATAGCATCGATCTTGTTCTTTACTTTTGAAGCAGAATTGGAGTTAACAAAATCAGATACATAGTCCTCGATTTTCAATCCATCTTCAGATTCAAAGTTTAAAATAAATCTCTGGATCTCATGAGTTCCGTATACATATGTATCGTTTGCCAAATCTTCGATAATAGCCTGCAGAAGCGAAAACTTTGCAAACGTAGCATCGATACTCTCTCTGTCTTTGCGATATTCGTACAGTTTCCAGATATCCATGAATGATTTCGAAGAACTGCCATAATTGACTTTGATATCGAAGTTGAATTTACTTGTTTTGTGTCGTTTCAAATACAAAGTAAAGTACTCGATATCTTCAAGCAGCAACGAAAGTTCGTCATAATAGTTCAAAGTTGCCTCGTCTTTTGTCATCCCGTTTTCCATTTTTGACTTTTTGATAAGCTGTTTGATTTCGTTTACATCCATATCATACATAATAGTCTCTCCTTTTTGTGTACTGATTCGTTATCCTAAATATGGATCAAAAGGCAGCATATTAATATATTCGTAACCAAAAAGAAAGAGCCCGAAATACCTGAATGTGTCAGATATTAGGGGCTCGATTCTTCCGGTTACGATTAAATATTCTGCCTTCGTAATGTGCGCTTTAGATATCGTAACTCTGGGTTCTAACTCCTCATCTAAAGATGAGGGAGTTCTTGATTTCGATCAATTAGAGATCATCTCCTGGATCAAAATCTTCAGTTCCGTCTGATAATAACGGTTTGTTTGGAACATCATTGATTTCGTCGCCCACTGATGAGACGTCGATTACTGGATCTCCACACAAATAATCCTGCACTGTTTCAACGACCTTATTTAAGGCGTCCAAATATGCATTACAGTCTGGTGCAAATACCAGATTTTGTGTGCCCTTATAACATACTGCAACGTTCTCTCTTGTCAGCACACCAGTCACCGTATACTCTCCATCTTCTACGGTTTCCATTTGATTCTGCAACAGATTTCCGATCTCTTCCATATCTCCGCGCAATCGGATGTGAAAATGGATACCGCTTTCGTTATCCGTAAAGCTTGATTTGATCAGTGTGTCTTCAGATCTTTCTACGTTTTCTTCGTATTCGTTCTGAATATAGGTGCTATTGCGATGATCACATCCATTGATACTTAATGATTCGTATTCGACTGTACCTGTTGACTGACCAAGATCAGCCATCAAAGCAGCGAGTGATTCTTCAATCTGTTCTTTCTGATCCTCGCTCATGTTTCCTTTTATGTTTCCTTTTAGAACGACACCGACTTCTCCGCCATCAGGACATCCCCATGCCCGATTGTAGACAGCGGCAGCAGGTGCTACACCAACTTCCGAGTAACCGGAAAAACGCTGTCTGATGAAGGGAATAGCTTTTTGGATGGCCAAATCTGGCGTAAAATGGACCGTATTATCATATCCAGGATTAACACCAAGCATTACAGACCAGCGTGTTGTTGCGTTTTGGTTTTGAGTTGTTTTTGATGTCATAAGTTTTTACATTCCTTTCTGATTATTGTTAGTATAAACACTCCACAGAGCTAATTATAAATATGGGATGAAGATAACATCAAAAATTTACATTAAAGTATATGTGTAGTTGCTTTGATATCTACCGTATGCATCTCTTATAATATGATTTACTTGTTCCGTAATATTTGTGTTCTCTTTTACGGTTACCCATTCTAAATTTTCAACACGATTATCGTTTCTAATAAAATTAATATGATTTACATACTTTTTGTTGAGTGGATTAGGAATAAATGCTTCTGCTACAAGTCTATGAATATAGCGATCAGTACGTTTCCCTGTTTTATCGCATCTCATATAAACTCTTGCATATCCATTCTTTGTTAGTCTTGGTTTTATCTCGTATAAATCAATAGTATTTCCATTTCTTCTATTCCCTTTTCCTAAATTACAATATACTTTTCCTTCATCTGATACAAAATATCCTGTAAATCCGTCAATTTCTTTTATCATAGGTATCTTCTTCCTTTATTTTGGTTTATATAAATATGAGCGAATTGAAGACACACAAAAACAAAAGAGCCAACCCGTAGGCTGACTCTTTTCGATTTACAGATGTAGAACTCGATCTCTGATTTCTTCGGTTCTTCCCTGATTCCAGAACTGTGTACCAATATCCTTAATACCTAAACTATTCATTTAGGAGTGGACTATACAATTGCTTACATATTTGTGACAAATACTAAACCCAGGAATTATAGTCTCTGAACGTCCACCAGCAATTGCTTATGTAAAGCAATCCGCAAACATCACTGTCTGCCTACTATTGTTTTTTACAATAGGTTAGGTGTTTCGATGCGTCTGAGTGACTTGCACACTCGGTAATCCCTACTCTGATTTCTTTTTATGGTTTCTACCTTTTCAGGCTGTTGCATTCTAAATGCGTACCGCGTTTACGTATACCGTTTCCAGTTCCGCTTTAGCGAATCAGTATTATGGGGACCTCCCCGCAATTTATCCTGTTTAACGTGGACTAGTTCGTCAATCCACAGGTACGTCTGGCTACTGACATCTGATTTTGATCTCTGTTGTGGCAGTTCGGGCATTCCCACACAAGTTTCTTCTTATGTGTTTCCTGATCCTCTTCTTCCACAATCTGGATCTCTCCGTCGTATCCGCATTTCATACAATAATCACTCTTTGTATTGAGTTCAGCGTACATGATATTCTCATAAATGTACTGAATTACTGCGATAACGGCTGGAATATTTCCTTTCATGTCTGGTACTTCTACATACGAAATTGCACCACCCGGTGACAACTTCTGGAACGGAGACTCGAATGATAATTTATCAAACGCATTGATCTTTTCTCTAACAGATACATGGTACGAGTTGGTAATATAATCGTGATCTGTTACATTTGGGATCACTCCGAATCTCTTCTTTAAGCATTTCGCAAACTTATAAGTTGTTGACTCCAATGGAGTTCCATATACTGAATAATCGATATTTTCAGCTGATTTCCATTTTTCGCATGCGTCATTTAAAGCCTGCATAACTTTCATCGCAAATGGCTGACCTTTTGTAGGCTCCGTATGCGATACACCGAGCATTCTCTCTGTCATCTCATAGAGACCGGCATATCCGAGAGAAATTGTTGAGTATCCGTTATACAGTAACTTATCAATCGTCTCGCCTTTTTTCAGACGAGCTAAAACTCCGTGCTGCCATAACATTGGAGCTACATCTGAAGGAGTTCCGAGCAGTCTCTCATGTCTGCATCGTAATGCTTTATGACACAGTTCCAGTCTTTCCTCAAGGATTTCCCAGAATTTATCCATATCACCATAAGAAGAACATGCTACGTCAACCAGGTTTAAGGTAACAACACCTTGATTAAATCTTCCGTAGTAGACATGACCTTTGTGTTTGTCAAAGTTACCGGCATTTGAAATGTTACCGACATTCTCACTATAACGATCTACGGTAAGGAAACTTCTGCAGCCCATGCATGGAAATGCATCTCCTTCTTTAATTTCTTTGATCTTTTTTTCGGAAATGTAGTCAGGAACCATTCTTTTCGCAGTACATTCTGCCGCTAACTTGGTTAACCAGAAATATCTGTCGCCCTCTTTAATGTTATCCTCTTCAAGCACGTATAAAAGTTTTGGAAACGCTGGTGTAATGTACACACCTTTTTCGTTTTTTACACCTAAAATACGCTGATGGAGCATTTCTTCGATAATCATTGCAAGGTCATCTTTCTGTTCTTCCGGGACTTCATTCAGATACATAAAGATACTGACAAATGGAGCCTGTCCGTTTGTTGTCATAAGTGTGATAATCTGGTACTGAATCATCTGTACACCACGAGCGATTTCCTCTTTCAAACGCATTTCTGAAATCTTGTTGATTGCTTCATCGTTTAATTCGATTCCTGCGGTCTTGAATTCATCCACAACCTGTTTTCTGATCTTCTTTCGACTTACATCTACAAAAGGAACCAAGTGTGAAAGCGTAATTGTCTGACCCCCATATTGGCTACTTGCCACCTGAGCAATCATCTGTGTTGCAATGTTACATGCAGTTGAAAAGCTCTTTGGTCTGTCAATCATCGTCTCACTAATAACAGTTGTATTTTCGAATGCGTCTTCAAGGTTGTCCAAGCAACAGTTTGTCATATGCTGACTGTAGTAATCAGAATCGTGAAAATGAATTAATCCATTCTCATGAGCTTCAACGATGTCTTCCGGCAGCAGGATTCGTTTTGCTAAGTCCTTTGATACCTCTCCTGCCATGTAGTCACGCTGTACAGATACAACAGTTGGATTCTTGTTGCTGTTTTCCTGTTTAACTTCTTCGTTTGCACACTCGATCAGACTTAAAATTGCGTCATCTGTGGTATTCGCTTTTCTTGCAAGCGCTCTTTTTGATCTGAAGTTGATGTAATGACGAGCTAGATTGCATTTTCCCGCTAACATGAGTTCGTCTTCCACTAAGTTCTGGATCTCCTCAACATTCATGTCATAAGTTGCTCCCATAGCTGTTTTTGTTACATCTTCTACGATCGTATCAATCTGCTCTTTTGTAAGTTTGTCTCTTGTTGCAACCTCAGCATTTGCTTTCTCGATTGCTTTTCTTACTTTTTCAGGTTCAAAATCTACAACCTGTCCGTTACGTTTTACTATCTTGTTCATAATTCATCTCTCCTTTTCTTTGATAGTTATTATTGTTACGTAACTAAATATGTGTTCTATGTCTCTTCGTTTTCGCTTACATTGGCTCAAATGTCGGCATCCCTTGTATGTACCCCAGAGCTTGTAACCGATCCATTCCGGCGACTTCCTGGTATTCACACCATTTCTTTTCATGTTCACACATTCGTCGCCACTCCTCTTTGGTCACACTCTGATCTGGGTACGATTGAACCGATGCCGCACTTTTTCTCTCCACTTCTTTTTGGTCCCGGATATCTCGTTTGCTCATATCTTTTCACCTCTCTTTCTGTATACTTAAATATGTGTCCGCAAGAGTGCAAACAAAAAGAAAGGGACCAACATAAATTGTCAATCCCTTCGTTTTCCTTATTTCATTGCTTTCATAATAACTTTTTTGATATCTTCGTAAGAGCAACAACACCAAATCTCGTCACCGTTTGGTCCGCCAACCAAAAGTTTTAAATACACTCCTGGTATTCCATCTTTGATTCCTTCATAAATGTATCCAATGTTTGAAACGTTTATCATAGTTCTCACATCTTTCTCCGGATACACAATTTCGATAAATCCTTTCAGAGCTGTAATCATTTTGAAATCCTCCTTTTATTTGCTTATATGTGTTTTGTTATCCTAAATATGTGACGAATACGCATACAAAAAAACGGCTATATTTCAAGCCGTTTTCTTTTATTTTACAACCATTCGTTTTCGTTAACAGAACTTATATCCAATGATTTCCCATTCATCGTTGTCGATCTGTTTGTAAACCGGTCGGACACAAAGTCCATCTTCTTTTATGCCAAATCCAGTTCCTGAAATGATTTCGTCTACTTCCCAGCACTGTAAATACTGTTCTCCATTCCAACCACTGAGAGCGATCGGTCTCCCTTCGACCTCTACGATTTCAATCTCTCTGTTTCCTGTCCAAGTTCCAAGTGTTTTCATATTATTTCCTCCTCTTAATCTTTCCAAAAACAATACAGACAGTTATGAGGACATTTCTTTCTTGGTGTTAAAAGTTCCGTTTTACAGGCAAGACAATGACATCCGTTTCTTCCTTGTGGGTTCTCAGGAAATGTACCATCATATTTAATTCCCATAATCTGCAGGTCCTCTGTACTGATACATCCTTTAATCCGGAATGTGGCTGGAAACTTATATGCGAGTATGTCCTCTGCGCATGTATCAAACTGATATGGGTACTCACTTAATGCGTTTCCGACAAGATTACGCTGATCTTCAGACGGATAGAAACTTCCACCATACATCGGCGTGAATCCAAGTTTTTTATAACGTTCCCGTACATGCGGATACTCATCCACGATTGAAATACGATATCGGATCTCATTTTCAGGCAAACCCAATGAATGGTAGTAATTTAACATCTCGGAAACTCGCTTGACACCCTTCTCAGTTGGGAAAATAGGATCAATACGCAATACCATTCTGCTTGCCGGAAATCCAGACTCAATTAATTTCTTCATCTGTGCAAGCTGCTGTTTGTAGTCCGGAACATTTGGTTCCATTCTTGTGTGTCCCCATCCGGTACATGTACAATGCACTACGATCGGGATCTCACTCATGTGGTTTAAAACCTTTTTGATGAATGTGTCGTTTAAGTTCTTTGTTATAAGGATGACTCCATCGATTTCCTTTAATTTGTTTTCCCATCTGAAGTCGACGCCAGCATCCCCATACTCTGTGATTCCAATTTTCATGTTAATCCTCCTTGTTCTCCTTGTTTTGAATATGTTTTTTATTACTCTAAATATGGTTTTCTGGGAGCCAAACTAATTTGAAAACAAAAAGAAAGAGACCAACATTCCTGCTGGTCTCTGGTTTCTATGTCTTATTCTGTCTCAATCGGTTCCATTATTCTGCCTTTTCGTCCTTGTTCGAATACAGAATACATATAATCACCGATGAAATCTGCAATCTCATTTCGGTTTACACATTTATTTCCATGCCTCTCGTCGTATTCCACGTTCGGACACAGATGTTGCAGCCCATATTGGTCACACATTTTGTTTATCTGATCACAGGCTGCGATTGCCGTGTCCAAACAATCTGCTGTTTTAGATTCGAGTCCCTCAATGTATTCTACATATCGTTCAGAAGTAATATGTTCATCATTTGCCAATGTCCGAGCTACAGAATGTCCGTATGATTCCTTATAAACCGCGTCAAAATAGGTTTGCAAGATGTTAAACCGCGCATTTACGAATGCAATGTCAGATTCAATTTCATCGCGGTCAAAGTTTCGGTTCATAATTGCCGTAATCAAGTCATTTATACTACTCATTTCGTTTCCACCTTTCTCGAGCCCCATTTACGCCCTTCCACAATATTATATACCATAATAAGGCTCAAAATTGCGGAAACTCGTCATAATTCTCCAAAATCATCGTCATCATATTCGACGTCTTCCATAGAATCCCCACCAGCATCGTCATTGGCAACCACACTTTTGTATTCGCACTCTCCGTATGCATTTTGATCCATGTCGCCTGGATTGTATGCATGCTCTGGATTTCTGCCTGCATCTTTTGCGACCTCATACGAAACATCAAGTGCCGGACGGTCACCATATTTCATCTCATTGTCAATGATAAGCTGATCCATTGTTCTACCTTCACGTCCCTGCTGGAATACTGAATACACATATCGACCAACAAAATCTGCAATCTCTCCTCTGTTTACGCACTTTTCTTTATTGATTGGATCGACTTCGACTTCCGGACACAGATGTTCGAGACCGTACATATCACACTGACGATTGATCTGTTCACAGGCTGCGATTGCCATATCATGTGCGTGTTTTCTTTTTCCATCAAGATTAACGACCATATCCTGATAGGCTTCTGGTGTCATCATCCCTCCGTGAACTAATGTTAACGCAGTAGAGCTACCGTAAACATGTTCGTAAACTGCATTAAAGTATTTCCGAAACTTATCAAATCGTTCGTTTACAAAACTTATGTCTTCGTTAATATATTCCTGGGAATAATCTCTGTTTGCAATTGCCTTCAACAAGTCATTTACACTACTCATAATGGTTTCCTCCATATCTTCATTTTCAATAAATATGTGCGGAAACCTACCTCTGTATAGCAAAAAAAGACACCACCTCAATAAGCAGTGTCTTTCCTTGTTTGTTAAAGTTCCTCAAAGTGATCCATAATGTATTCTGCCGCTTCTTTCGCAAATACAGAATCATCTATGAACTTGCCAAAATATGACTGAGTAATGACGGATCCAATCGGGTTTGGTTCAAAAGTAAGAACCTTTTTGTCATCAAGTATATCAATCACAGGCAATAACCCTGTACTTAATACAGGAGTGAACTGTGGAAAGATAATATCCATTTCTGGTCTTCTGTATATAGAATACACGAATTGAATATTTCCTTCGTCGTCTCTAATCAGGTATTCCTTTTTCTTTTCTTTCGAATGCTTTTCGTCAAGTTCGATATTCTTCTCATCAAACATAGCATTTCTCCTTTCCTCTTCTCTTATTTGTATTCTAAATATGTGTTGCGACAAAGCAGCATGAAAATTTTATATCCCATGGTTAGTATACCGTTATTGTTTGCAAAAGAAAAGAGACCACATGAATGCGATCTCTCTTCTTTTGAATATTAGTTTTTAAGGTCGATCCCTCTCTCTCTGCAAATACTCTCTAAAAGCTCTCTTTTTTGAGAAAGGTACTGTGCGTACTGACGTCGTGGTTCGACATCAGTAATAGTATCTAACAAATGTGCGACAGCTCTATGATAGCCCTCATCACATATTGTATCGTACAATACCGTCTTAAGATCAGCATCAGAAAGAACCGAAACCTCTTTTTTAATTTCTTTTATCTGTAATTCATTCATTGTGTTTTTCCTCCTTGAATTCAAATATTTTGTTATCCTAAATATGGTATACATACTTGTATATTATCTCAAAAAAACATAACCAATAATATACTGATTAGTTATTATAACAAAATCGTTTCAAAAAGAAAAGAGACCACATGAATGCGATCTCTCTTCTGTTTTTTAGTTATGATTCCTTATCTCCCAAAGTTTGATACCTCTCATATTGCAAATGAATCCCAAAAGATCCGATTTCTCAGAAAGGAACTTCTCATACTGGCGACGTTCTTTGATATCTACAGGATCCCATCCTCGATCTTCCATAATTTCTGCCTGGCTCCAGAGACAAGCATCTACAGAATCATAATACGCTTCTTTCAGTTTCTCATCTGACATTAATGCAGCTTCCTGAAAGATCATGTTTTTCTCTGATTTCTTCATATTGTTTCCTCCTCCTAATATCCGATATATACCGGAAATCCATCAAAATCGTAGTTTCCATACTCTGTTTCGTTATCCATGTCTTCGATTACCTCAGATACATTCCGAATCAGGTTATCATAATCGTAATCTAATTCTTCAGCAGCATCCAATGAAATAAAACCAATAGCACAACTACTGTTTGCCTGCACTTCGATTGGAATTACCTGTTCGCATTCGAGCCTACCGACGAGTTCTGTGCTCTCTTCTATTGTAATCCCTTCGTCTAACGACTTTTGAACGAATGCGGCTTTTGGAATGACACGATTTTCTTCGACCTTCGTTTTGTCTGTAACGATTCCACCATGATCGAATCCATCGAATTTAGCAATCCAGAACCGGTCGCATCCGTTTGCGTCTTTTTCAATTTCAAAATCATTTGCGTCAAGTGGTGTTCCCTGTTTTACTTCTTCACAAACAGGAGAAAATATATTTACCATATATCTTCCGCATTTTGGACACATGAGGTCATTTCTTCCCAAAATCGTCCGAAATTTAAGCTCGCATCCGCAACCACAATTTCCAACTATATCACCAAACGGACTCATTGGTAACTTCCAGTTAAGATAATCGCAAGCTTCTTTAAAACTCATTACTTTGTAATCAGTAACATCTTGTAATCTTTTCTTTTCCATACTTCACTTTTCCTCCTTTATTTCGTATGCTTTGTTTTTGTACTCTAAATATGGGTTCAACTCTTCGCATACAAAACAACCGGAGGCACACAAAAGCCTACTCCAATAAATTGGAATAGGCTTTTTCGTTTGCTTCTTATTTGTTTTTCAATTCCTTTCTATATTTTTTGCTGTATCTGTCTAAGATTTTGCAAACAATATAGGTATTCGTCTGTTGTTCGTTTTCAGGTATGGTGTCTTCCGGAATATCCAAATACTCAGCCAGAAAACGCAATGCTTTCTGAGCATCCATTGGTGGGTTACAGAGACCGTAATCTTCCTGCTTTGCAAGCCAGCCTGTTATCGTTTCTGTCTGATCCTCATCATTATCGACTTTTTTCTTGTCTTCAATGATCCAGAACCGCTCATTTCCTTCCTCATCTTTCTCGATGTCAAACATTGAACGACAAGCCGGATTCAAAGAAATCAGACTTGACATTTGTTTTCCGCAATTACCGCATCTTAATTTTTGTACACCAATTACTCCAGTATACTCAATTTTGCTGTTACCGCAGTCACAGGATACTGGGCAAACTTCGTCATCCTCTGTGAGAGTCCAATTTAACGCTTTTGCAGCTTCTTTGAAACTCATTACTTTGTGATCCGTCATATCTTTCAATCTTTTCTTTGCCATACTTTTTGCCTCCTTTTGTTTTCGTATTCATTTGTTTTGTTATCCTAAATATGGGTTCGATTCTTCGCATACAAAACAACCGGAGGCAAAAAGAGAGACCAACCAATTGGTCAGTCTCTGTTTCTTGTTAGTCGACTTTAATTCCAGTACATTCGTAAAAAATATCTGGATCAAAGTTTGGAATCGCCTTGATGATTTCTTTATCGTCTATATCAAGACTATCCCACCACATCTGACAACATTCAGACTTATCAAGCTCCTTAAGATATCCACCTGTTGTCTTATATGTTGAGTGTGCTACTTTTTCTTCATCCGTCATGTCGTCTGTACTCACCCATTCAACAGCACTCTTCGGTATCTGTCTCAGTAATTCACTGGCCTTTGAGTCTAACCAATTCTGATAGGTCATATCTGACGGTTTGTCGAACAACATAATTTTGTGTTCTTTTACATTGAAACAACCTGAGTTGAAAGACGAATTGTTAAAATCCCCAGTATTGAAGCTTCCGCTGTTCATATTCCCGGTGTTGCAGTCCCCGGTGTTCCCGCTTCCGGTGTTGCATTCCCCGACGTTGCAGCGTCCGGTGTTCCAGTCCCCGATGTTCCTGCTTCCGGTGTTGCAGTCCCCGGCGTTCCAATTCCCAGTGTTCCAGTCCCCGGTGTTGCAGTCTCCGGTGTTGTAGTCCATGGTGTTGTGGTTCCCTGTGTTCCTGCTTCCGGTATTCCTGTTTCCGGTGTTCCTGCTTCCGGTGTTCCTGCTTCCGGTGTTCCAGACACCAGTATTCATGTCTCCAGTATTTCCTAATCCTGTATTATCTTTTCCAGTATTTACGATTGTTAAGAGTTCCATCCAAGGGATCTCTCTTACAATATAGATTTTATTTGTGCAGGACTTGTCGCCGTCTGTTCTTACCTCACCATAAGCAATGACTTCAGCAACTTTGTTGTTGCTGTCAAATTTGTAATAATTGAAGCAGTCGGCAGCCTTTTCGCAAAAGTGAAATCCTCGGTCACAGCAACTTGGGTTAACATCTTCCTCAAATGTTTTTCCTACCTCATACTGAAAATTTCGGCAAGTCCAGTCTGGATTAAATACTTTAAATCCATGTACTGGTTCGTGATTTGTTACATTATTACTCATTTTTCGTTTCCTCCTTTTTGTGTGCTAAATTTATTTGTTATCCTAAATATGGTATTAAGTACTTGCACACAAATACTTTGGAAACGAAAAGAGAGACCAACCAATTGGTCAGCCTCTGTTTTTCGTTAGTCGACTCTGATTCCAGTACATTCGTAAAAAATATCTGGATCAAAGTTTGGAATCGCCTTGATGATGTCTTTGTCTTTTGTTTCGAGATTATTCCACCACAACTGACCACATTCAGACTCGTCAAGCACTTTCAGGTAACCGCGTGTTGTCTTGTATTCCGGATGCTGTTCCTTTTCTTCATCAGTCATATTGTCGGACCAAATCCATTCAACAACATCCTTTGGTATCTGCTTTAATAACCACCGTGCATCAGATTCACACCAGTCACGATAGGTCATATCTGACGGTTTATTGAACAGCAATATCTTCTGTTCTTTTGTATTGAAACAGCCAGTATTAAAAGATGACTTGTTCCAATCCCCGGTATTCCTATTCCCAGTATTCCTATCCCCAGTGTTTTGATTTCCTGTATTCTTGTACCCGGTGTTGTTGTTCCCGGTGTTCCAATACCCGGTATTCCAATCCCCTGTGTTGTAGTGTCCGGTATTGTAGCTTCCGGTGTTCCTGTTCCCGGTGTTCCTGTCTCCTGCGTTACAATTCCCAGCGTTCCTGTCCCCGGTGTTCTTGTCCCCGGTGTTGCAGTACCTGGTGTTGCGGTCACCGGTGTTGTAGTGCCCTGTGTTCCTGTTCCCGGTGTTGTTGATCCCGGTGCAATTCTTTCCAATATTGACGATCCGCAATACTTCATCCCATGGGATTTCACGTACGATTTCAAGCTTGTCCGTGCATGACTTGTCACCGTCTGTTTTTACCTCACCATAGGCAATAACTTCTGCAACTTTGTTGTTGCTGTCAAAATTGTAATAATTGAAGCAGTCAGCAGCAGTCTGACAGAAGTGCATACCGTGACAGCAAACATTAAGCTCCCCTTTTTCCTCAAATTTTCCGGGGCAAGTGTACTGTTTACAGTTCTTTCCTGTCGGGTTACAGGTCCAATCAGGTCTGAATACCTTATATCCATGTACAGGTGTGTTCGTTTTATTACTCATTTTTTTTGTTTCCTCCTCGTATGCTTTTAATTTGTTATCTTTAAATATGGTATGAGTTGATCGCATACAAAATTTTCGGAAACAAAAAGACCCGCATAATGCGAGTCCTTCTGTTTGTTTCTGTTTTAGATTCCAAGATCGAATTTCATCTGTGGATTCTTCTTTGCAATTTCTTCTCTTGGATATCCGATCAGTTTAAAATCATCAATCGTGAAATCGAAAAAATTTGTTTTCTCTGTATCCAGAACAAATCTTGGATCACAATCAATTGTATTTCGATTAAAAACGATTTCTTTTGCCTGACTCAAATGTCTTTCATAAATCTGAACGTTTTCACTTACATGTGTGAATACGCCAGGTTCGTATCCACAATGTTTTGCAACCATCAACTGAAGCGCAACATACTGCATCTCATTGATTGAGGCGGATACGATAAAGTCACTGGACCGCTGATTCATGAGCATATCCAGATACAATTTACCGTCGATTCCTCTTCTTACATTCCAGATCGTTTCATAACAACATGGATTCAATCCTTTGGTTGTTCCTCCTGTTTCGTCTGAAAAATCGTCTTCCTGCCACATACACATGATATGACGGCGACCAAATGGATCGGCTGTTAATCCATCCAGTAACTTATTGATTAAGTTATGTCTTTTTACGGTTGCTCCATATCTGCAGCCGATTGTTCCGTCGCCAACATCCCATTGGTCCCAATATTTGATACCAAGATCATGAAGATCTGACAGTTTGTTGCTCTGCATCTGGTAAATCCATAAGATTTCTTTGACTGCTGATTTCCACGCGATCGGTCTCAAAGTCAAAATCGGGCACTCACCTTTTGCTAAGTCGTATCTGGTAACAACATGGTTAATGGATAACGTATGAGCCGGGACATAAACGGTTACATCTGAGCCGTTTGTAAATGCAGTTCCTTCTTCAATTTCGATCTTGTTTCCGTCTTCTGTGATCACATATTTGCAATCATCAGAAAGATGCGCATTATGATACATATCTTCATAATGTGGTCTCGGATTTTCGTCTCTGAATCCATTTTGCAGGATTTGGTAAAGAATCGCTTTCTGATTCTGATCTCCTACTGTTCCGAATGGACATGTTCTTTTTGTTTCTGACATATTTGTTTCCTCCTCTATTATGTGCTTTATTGTTTGTTATCCTAAATATGTGATAAGATGATTGCATGCAAAATAACCGGAAACAAAAAAAAAGAGACAACCACAACGGTTATCTCTTTGATGTGTTTTTAAATTTCATAATCGACCGCATCCTGTCGATCCATGAAGAAATGAATTCCAGGAGCGCATTCATTCCATCGATTATCATCAAAATCAGATACTTCTACGATTTTTCCAACGCGATAAATAAAACTAAAATCAAAATACGACTTTATTTCTTGTAATCCACTGTCAGATCCATCGATATTCTCGATCGCCAAGACCAATGCTTTACTACATCTGCATTTCTTTGTTGTTGCCGATGACCTCTTCGCATCTTCGCAAATCTGAAGTTTTACGATCTTTTTGTAGAATGCTTTCTTATAACCAATGAATGAGCCAGTTTCCGGGCATGCAATCGGGTGATTGATTTTTGTATCTCTAAGGTTTGCAAATCTAAGATCTGCTCCGTACAAATTTGTATAACTAAGATCTACCCCTCTAAGATCTGCATGATAAAAATCTGCTCCGCTAAGGTCTGTATGCCTAAAATTTACTTCGCTAAGATCTGCATAATAAAATGCTGCATCGTTCAAATTTGCATAACTAAAATCTGTATTTTCAAGATTCGCTTCGCACAGACTAGCACCTCTAAGATCTGTATTTCTAAGATTCGCTCTACAAAGATTCGTGTTATAAAGATTCGCTCTACAAAGATTCGTGTTATAAAAAATCGCATTTCTTAAATCTTTACGTGATAAATCCAAATCCATTAGATCCTGATGCGATAAATCGGCTTTCATGTTTTCCCATCCGTCAACATCCTTATTAAGATAATGCTGATGATTTTCGACGATCTTGTTTAATTGTTCCTGTGTCATACTTCGTTTCCTCCTTTTTAATATCATGATTTTTGTTATCCTAAATATGGATTTAAACAGTTGTATGTTAAGCTAAGCATATAGGAAGACTTGGAATACAAGCTTCGCGTTTAGAAAAAGACACCGCATACAATGATTATGGATCCTAGCTCTACAAACAACTCCAACAGATCCTGAAATTCAGATTCATGACCAGACAGATCAAAATCATAAAGGTATGCAATTGTGCTTATGAACAAAATCAACCCTGAAAACATAACTCCTAAGAGCAGAATTACTGCCATGTCCGATCCCTCCTTTTTCTATGACTTTGTTAACTATAATTAATAGGCTCACTTCTTGAAAACCTCGTCATAGAAAACACACAAAAAGAGCCAGATTATTCTGACTCTCTTCGTTTTTTATTATTCGTTTTCGCTACCATTTGGAAATAAAGATCCGACGTATCATGTTTCTGAACAATCAATCGGACAATTAATTTTTGCTCCAAAAAGATTTGCATTCCTAAAATCTGCTCCACTAAGATCTGCATACCTAAGATCTGCTCCACTAAGATCTGCATACCTAAGATCTGCTCCTCTAAAATCTGTATGCCTAAGATTTGCTTCTCTAAGATCTGCATGATAAAATTTTGCATCGTTCAAATTAGCATATCGTAAATCTTTATGTGACAAATCCAAACCACTTAGATCATAATCTGATAAATCTGCTTGCGTTTCCTCCCATTCGTCAATATCCTCATCGAGATAATGTTGATGGCATTTAATCATCTTATTTAATTGTTCCTGTTTCATACTTTGTTTTCTCCTTTTTAATATCATAATTTTTGTTATCCTAAATATGGGTTCTAGTAGTTGTATATTGAATTAAGTATATAGGAATACTTGAAATACAAAATTCATATCTGTCTCAGAAAACCTCGTCATAGGAAACATACAGAAAAAAGAGCCCGATTGTTCTGACTCTCTTTGTTTCCTGTTATTCGTTTTCGCTGCTATCTGGAGCCGCTATCGGGTGACTAAATGTACTGCAATTGGTTTATAATATCTTTATCATAGAACCAATTTGTTCATAAGCTTGTAGCATAATATTTTTCGTTTTCTACATACTTATTCCATTCTGTCACACGATTGACGGTTGCATCTTTCATTTCTCATATTCTGATTCATTTGCGAACTCTACGGCTTTACTTGCTGATATATTGTATCAAAATCAAAATTAATCCAGCAAGCAAAAACATTGTACTCCAATATTTAATAGTATAATTGTTTTTCGTATAACGATTTATAGTACGAATAATAAAACTTATAACAACAACCAAACACAAAAATAACATATTAATACCCTCCTTTTATTTATATATATATTGCTTTCTTAAATATGGTTTCTTTTGTTTATAATAAAGCTCACTTTTCGAAAACCTCGTCAGAAAACACACACAAAGAGCCCGCGAATATGGCCGACTCTCTTCGTTTTTTTTTCACTATTCGTTTTCGCCACCATCTGGACTTTCAATATCCCATTCCGGAATTTCAATATATTTCATAGCGTTTACAACTTTCTGGCTATAGTACCAGTTTGTCCATGGACTTGATGCCCAGTATTTACTACTATGAACATCTTGATTCCATTCTTTCACATCTTTGATAACCTGTACTTTGGATACATCTTCGTTGTTTGTGTTGGCTGCCTTTATCTCAGCAACAATTGCTTCATATTCAATTCTGTTATGAGCAATCTGCTGATTTACTCCAATATGCGAACATAGAATAAATACTCCGACACAAAGTAATCCGACAACACCAACTAGCATAAAAACAACCTGAGCGAAAAAAGTACAATCATCATTTTTATACTCAACCAAAATAAGTCTGAGTAAAATTCCAATAGCCAAACATGCAGTAAATATTAATGCTAATAACATATCTTTTGTCCTCCTTGAATATATGTTTATAATATATAAGGCTCACATTTCGAAAACCTCGTCAGAAAACACACAAAAAGAGCCCACCAATATCTTCGTTTTTTATTATTCGTTTTCGCCACCATCTGGACTTTCAATATCCCATTCCGGAATTTCGATATAGTCCATAGCATTAACTACTTTTTCGTTATAAAACCAATTTGTCCATGGATCTGAAGCTAGATGTTTTTTACTTAAGACATCTTCGTTCCATTTCTTTGTAATTTTAATAACCTGTGCCTTAGACATGTCTTCGTTGTCCGTACCAACAGCTTGCGCCTCCGTAATAATCGCTTCATTTTTGATACGATTTTGTTTAATCTGCTGGTTCACCCCAATATAATTACTTAAAATGATAAGAACAAAGAAAACAGTTGTTCCTGCAACTATAAAAACACAATCATTTTTATTACTATCATATGGACTTAGTAAAACAATTACTAAACAGCTAATACAAAATAATATTAACAACATATTTTTTTTCTCCTTTTGCATATGTTTACAATATACATAAGGCTCACATTTCGAAAACCTCGTCAGAAAACACACAAAAAGAGCCCACCAATATGGCAGACTCAATTCGTTTTTTTATTTGTTGCTGTCTGGAGTCGGAACGTTCCATTCCGGAACTTCGATGTACTCCATTTTGCCCACTACCTTCTGGCTATAACACCATGAAGTCCATGGACTAGATGCCAAGTATTTCTGACGATAAACCTCTTTGTTCCATTCGTTCACGTCTTTGATAACTAAGACTTTTGATACGTCCTCGTTATCTGAGTTAACAGCCTGAACCTCGGCAATAATTGCCTCGTATTCAAACTGATTCTTTGAGATCTGTTTGGTCGCCTCAACGTGGGAACACAGGATTATACATCCTGTGATGAGAAACCCCAAAGATCCGACAAAGAGCGACAATATTTCGAAAACAGCGACAGCTGTGATCTCATCATCTCCGAATTTATATAGCAAAATTCCAGAAACTAAAAGTACAACAAAAATTAAAAAGATAATCATAATTCAATTCCTCCTTTGAATGTGTGTGTGATTTTATTGGTTACTCTAAATATGGTATGCGTCATTTTCATATAAAAAAGAAAAAGAACCCACACATGTCTGTGCATGTATGGATTCTGTTCTTTTCGTACGTTTGAATCAGTTATAAATAAATCAAGTTTCTAGCTCTTTCAAAGCGAAGTATGCTATCGTAATGATTCATTTTAACGTATCCCGGATCGAGATCATAAACTTTGTTATCAACAATGGCAATAACTTTTTTGATCTTTGTATCCTCTTTCAGTTTGAAGATCACATCATATGGTGTTGGATTTTTGCTTATGCCACATCCTGAATTCATTATTGGGAATTCCTTACTGTCGGTAACCAAACATAATGAGTTCGGATATTTCTTTGATAATGTCAGATAAGCGATCGTTCTGCTATCACTATCCGGCAATACAACCTGCATATCGTATCCAATCTGTGAGTCGCTCCAATCCATGTTTAAGAATTCGTCTCTTGTCATAATACTTTCCTCCTTGTATGTATGCGTTTGTTTTGTTATCCTAAATATGGTATTCATAATTCGCATACAAAACAAAAGAGCCTGCCAATAGGCAGACTCAATTTGCTTTTAGTACAATATTAGATATACAAGACTACATATTACTGTTAGAGCCCCAAACATAAGACTATAAACTGCAGAAATTGATGATATTCGTGATATTATTTCGTCTTCCACAATGCCGTCTTTCCTTTCTATTGCGACTGTTAAAAGATATACAATTCCCGAAATCGAAAAAATCATATCTAATATTTTAATAATTGTTAATAACATTGTATTTCCTCCTTTTCGTGTATTATTTGTTATCCTAAATATGGGATTTATGATTCGCATACAAAACAAAAGAGCTACCACGTCGGTAACTCCTTTTGTTTCTCTTTTTAGCCTGTAAATCCACCTGTGTTAACTCTCAGACAATACTTGAAATTATCTTTGATCAGTCTGTTGATCGTCTGACGGATCTCGGTAAGGTCGTCTTCTGGATACAGTATCAGCATCTGATATAGCTTTTTGACTGGGATTCCCTCTTCAATATTAACGTCATAGTCATCGCAGAATGAATACGCTCCCTGATTTCCAATCATTTTTAGAATATCTTTTCGTTCTTCTTTTGGCATGTCCGGATAACATAATTTTGGAATTACAGGGACTAATAACTCTCCGGTTACTTGAATAGCTTCTTTAAGCGCATCAAGATACTCTTCGTCTGTATTCTCGCTATCCAGTTCTGTATAATATCTGGCACAATAAGTACAGAATTCAGATAATCCCCACATATAGTTATATCGAAGTTTGTTGAGTATGATTTTACTTGGCTTCACTGTAAAAATATCCACAATGTACTCTGGCGGAATGACACCATCGTAATTGTATTCATCAGATACATTTCCCTGGTCGACTAATTCCATTTTGTCTTCGTCTGGAACCGCAATTTTGATCACAGTATTCGTTCCAAGCATGATTGACCAGGCATCAATACTACTTTCGGAACACAAACAAAGTCTTTCTTCTTTGTCTCCGATTGATTTTGACCGTTTTCCAAGCATTGGTTTCAATCCTTCTTTCTGGATCGTGCTAACAAATTCTGGCTGTGTCAAATGATAATAGTAATTCATTTCGTTTCCTCCTTTTTCGTATGCAGTATGTTTTGTTATTCTAAATATGGAACTAAGATGTGCATACGAATGAACGGAAACAAAACAAATCAAAACAAAAAGAGCTACCGTATTGGTAACTCCCTTTGTTTTTAGTTAGTTAAGATCCACTGTATATGCAATTGGATACCAGTTCCATCCAGGTCTAACTTTTGAACAATAATAGTTCATAAGTGTTTCTGGTGTACGTCCTAACTTTCCATAGTCTTCCGATTCACACAAAACAGAATGAGTTTCCATGATTTCGTTCATAACCTGACAGATATGAACATAAACGTCATCTGTAGCAACAATAATAATCGGTGTTGTTTCATCCCCTTCATCAAATTGGAAATTAAGATTAATTGGTATAATATTCATTTCGTTTCCTCCTTTTTCGTATGCAATATATTTTTGTTATTCTAAATATGGGACTAAGACGTGCATACGAATGAACGGAAACAAAGCAAAACAAAAAGAGCTACCATGTTGGTAACTCTCTTCGTTTTCAGTTATTTTGTTACACTTTCCGGAATCTCAATGTATTCCATCGCTTCAATAACTCTCTTGTTGTACAGCCAGTTTGTCCACGGATTTTTGAGTCCATTTTGTGCGTTTTCTACTTTTTCGTTCCATTCGTTCACGCACTCAATGATTATTTCTTTCTCTTCATAAGCTGGATTCTCTTCCAGCAAACAAACACTTGCAGACAACAATGCGTATTCCTTATTATTGTTTGCAATATCCGAATCCGCACTATTATGCTGATTCCAGATCGACTCAAACATTAATGTAAGCCAAATGAAACCCAATACTAAAAACAGACTACCGAAGAAAACACCTGCATTCTTCTTCTTTGTTTTCCTCTTTTGGATAACGCTGATTGCAATGATAGCGATTCCGATAACAATAAATACGATTCCCATTAATACCATTAACATAATTTGTTTCCTCCTTTTTCGTATGCGGGTTGTTTTGTTATCCTAAATATGGAACTAAGACGTGCATATAAATGAACGGAAACAAAGCAAAACAAAAAGAGCTACCATATTGGCAACTCTCCTCGTTTTTCGATTATTTAATCATGTTTTCCGGAATCTCAATGTATTCCATCGCATCAATAACTCTCTTGCTGTACAACCAGTTTGTCCACGGACTTTTAAGATATCGTCTCCCGTTATCTACTTTTTCGTTCCATTTGTTGACGCTTTCAATGATTGCATCTTTTTCTTCATAGTTCGGATTCGTTTCTAACAAACAGACACTTGCAGATAATAATACGTATTCATTGTTATTGTTTGCAATATCAGAATCCGCACAGCTATGTGCTTCTAATATTATCAAAGCCATCGTCATTACCCATGTGATTCCAACTACCAAAGCAAAGCTACCTACACACAAAGCACCCATTTTGTTTTTCTTCGCTGTTTTATTTTGGATAACTCCGATCCAGATGACAACAAATCCTACAACAACAAACATAATTCCTAATAATGTAAATAACATTTTCGTTTCCTCCTTTTCGTATGTAATATGTTTTGTTATCCTAAATATGGAACTAAGATGTGCATACGAATGAACGAAAACAAAACAAAAAGAGCTACCGTGTCAGTAACTCTTCTCGTTTTCGGTTATTTAATCAGGTCTTCCGGAATCTCAATGTATTCCATTGAGTCGACTATATTCTTGTTCCATAACCAGCTGGTCCACGGATCTTTGAGATACTTTCTTCCGTTGTCTACTTTTTCGTTCCAGTTGTTCACACTTTCGATGATTGTATCCTTTGCTTCATCATCCGGATTCGATTCTAGCAAACGAATATTCGCACACAACATTACGTATTCTTTCTGATTGTTTGCTATCTCCGAATCCTCTTTCATACGCTGCAATCCAATGACCTCGAATACAAATGCCATCCATGCAAATCCAACCGACAGAAATACAATTCCAAGGTATTTGCCTACTTTCTTGAATTTTGGAACCTTAATACAGAGCCAGATGATAATAATTCCAATAACTATTAATACAATTCCAGTCAATGTAATCAACATAATTTGTTTCCTCCTTTTTTTGTATGCGGGTTGTTTTGTTATCCTAAATATGGACGAAATAAGGGCATACTAAAGATGGGAAACAAAATGATATAAAGAAAAGCCACACTTTGTTCTCTGTTGTGTGACTTTTCTTGGTATGAGGTGTATCGGACTAATCGGTTAATGCTGTGTTACTAAACGGATTAGTTCCCAATGTTACGTTATTACCAAATGCTGTTGTTAGTGTTGATTTGCTTGTATATGTCTGTCCTTTATAGGTTACAGATGCTAAACTTATACAATCATTAAATGCCCCATTTCCAATGCTTGTTGCTCTATCTGGTATTGTGATTGAGGCTAAACTAATACAACCACTAAATGCACCTGATTCAATACTTGTTACGCTGGTTGAGACTGTAATTGATGTTAAACTAGTACAACGTGAAAATGCACTGTCTTTAATGTTTGTTACACTGTTTGGAATTGTGATTGCTGTTAGACCAGAACAACGAGAAAATGCATGGTCTCCAAGACTTATTACACCGTCTGGTACGGCAATTGAGGTTAAATTGGAACAACCGTAAAATGCATAACTTCCAATACTTGTTACACCGTTTGGTACTGCAACGTCTGTAAGCGAAGAACAATTATAAAATGTATTATTGCCAATACTTGTTATACTATCCGGTATCGTAATGTTTGTTAATGACGAACAACCATAAAATGCGCAATTTCCAATACTGGTTACGCTGTCTGGCATTACAATTGATTTTACTTCCGGTTTTGCCTGTAGTACGGAATACGCAGACGCTGGATCAGTTTTATAATTATTAAATGCATAGTCTTTACCTACATCGATTCCACTCTCTTCCCAAGTACAAACCATTTTTCCATCTGCATCATACAATCCTGCTACTAATTCTTTATTGATTCCGATCGCAAACTCAAAATTTCCTGACCAATCACCAGACGTAAGTTCGTTTGCTACAATATTACCTGTCGTGCTGCCACCATCCGGTAGATTCACCTGATCGGCTGCAAACTCTGTAATATCCTGTGTAATAGTTCCAGTGACCGCAGCCTTTCCATTCGAATCCGTCAATTGCAGGGTCGCATCAGGAGTAACAGTAACCGTCTCATTCCCGGAAATGTCACCATTTACTTTGACGCCATAAGTTGCACTCTTATTCTGTCCTAAAGTAATCGTCTTCGGAATTGTGACTGTAAATGCGGAATCCTGTTCATATGTGATAGTCGCTCCCTGAGTTCCTGTCGTTGTTGCTTCCTGTGTTGTGTTGTCCGGGTTTTCGGCTGCCAATGTTGGAATCGTAGGCGTTAACGTCATGATCGCAGCCAGAACAAGCAGACAACTCACTGCTTTTCGTTTCATAAGATTTCGTTTCCTTTCTTTGTGTTCAAAAATAAATTGTTTACGAGTAACAAGATAAATATGGTCTGAACACGAGCAGAGGAAACAAAAAGAACCGGAAACAAAACAATACTAGTTCAAAACAAAACAATCTGTCTTCAAAATAGACAAAACCATAAGTATATCTTATAATGATGTATGTCAGTGATAACAAATACGAATACAACGGAGGAATTTGAAGTATGGGAAACTATTATGATACGAAATGTTTAGACTGTGAGTATGAATTTCATGCTATATACGGTCGACCTGGCAACAGTCAGAAAGAAAACAAAGTTGTGAAGTCAATCGAAGACGGTAACAGAACCGATGAACTCGCACTTGTGTACAAAACAATGGAACGCCCACGAATTGAAGTAAATTCGGTCCCGTTCTTTTGCAAACACTGTAGAAAACTCTTCACTTATGACGTAACTCTTGTTTGCGGAAAATATGGGACCTACGAAGAAAAGGTCGCACATTGTCCGGACTGTAATGAGATTTCCTACCTGCCGATCCCACAAACAGTATTCATGAAACAAGAAAAGGGATCCTGCTGCCCGTGTCCGAAATGCAACGGGTACGGATTTGTGGTTATAAAGTCTGGGATCTATGATTAACGGACACAAAAAGAGCATTTTCCATAAAGAAAAGAACCCGTACACAAATCTGTGTATAGGTTCCTTTTCTGTCTGTTACTCTACTTTGATTCCTGTGCATTCGTAGAAAATCTCAGGGTCGAAGTTCGGAATCGCCTTAATAGTATCCTTATTTGCATCCGAAAGATTATCCCACCACTTCTGCGCGGTTTCGGAATTATCAAGCACTTTAAGATAACCACCTGTTGTTTCGTAGGTTGGATGTTCACGTTTCTCTTCATCCGTCATAGCACTCTTATATACCCATTCAACAATATCCTTTGGCATCTGATTTAACAAATAATTTGCCCATGATCCTAGCCAACGACGAAATGTCCAATCCGATGGTTTGTTAAACAACATAATTGTTTGTTCTTTTGTGTTGAAACAGCCGGTATTAAAAGATGATTTGTTCCAATCCCCGGTATTACTGTCTCCGATATTCCTTTTTCCGGTGTTCTCGTTTCCGATATTACTATCTCCAGTATTCTCGTCTCCGATATTACTATCTCCTGTGTTCTTGTATCCAGTGTTACCGTTTCCGGTGTTCCAATTTCCTGTATTGAAATCTCCAGTGTTGCCGTCCCCAGCATTACCTGTTCCAGAATTCCAGTATCCAGAACTCCAATCTCCAGTGTTTTCGTTTCCTGCATTACAGTTTCCGGTATTGCCTATCCCTGTGTTTTCTTTTCCAATGTTTACGATTGTCAAGACTTCTATCCAAGGGACCTCTCGTACAATCTGGATTTTGTTTGTGCAAGATTTATCCCCATCTGTGTCTAATTCTCCAAGTGCAATTACTTCTGCAACTTTGTTTTTTGGATTAAAAGCGTAATAGTTAAAACAGTCAATAGCTTCTTTGCAAAAATGAAACCCTCTACCACAGCAACTCGGTTTAACATTTTCTTCAAATGTTTTTCCAACCTCATACTGAAAATCTCTACAGGTCCAGTCTGGATTAAACACCTTGTATCCGTGTACAGGTTCATTATTTATTACATTATTACTCATGTTCAGTTCCTCCTTTTTCGTATGCGTTTGTTTTTGTTATCCTAAATATGGAACCGAACGTTCGCATACAAAAAGAGCCAACCGTGAAAGGTTGACTCTTCTTGTTTTTGTTAACACTTCTTTGCAAAGAAAAAAGAACCCGTACACAAATCTGTGTATAGGTTCCTTTTCTGTCTCTTTTACTTGGATTCTTCAGATTTAATCAGATTTCTTTCTTTTGAATCTTTTTTTGCAAGAATTTTCTTATCAATCTCTGCGAATACAGGCTCCAATTTCAAAAGCAATTCGTATCCAGGTTCTCCCGGTTCAAACGGTCTGATTGTTTCATCCATGATCATATACTTGTTTTCGCTCATTGTCATAACTCCTTTCGCAAATGCTTGAATTTAATCAGTTTTTCTTTTTCGGTTAGCGTCTCATTCTTTTGATAAATATGAGATAAAGTTAATGATTGTGCCGTTTTCACATCAGAGATATACGTTTTTACTTCTTGAAAATAGTTTTCGTATTCTTCTAATATTTTGGGACTTACGTCAGACACTACGTATATATCTCCATCATGACACGCAATTATTGAAAACTTTACTTTCGGTTCATCTAAAAATGTTGTTAAATCCTTGAATGATGGTCTAACATTTAACGAATGATTATGTATGATTATAACATCATCCTTACAGTTCTGAACTAATGCATACTCTTTTTCGTTAAATCCAGTTCCTGATATTGTCCCACTTCCAAGTCTAGTAATATTATCAACAACAAGATCACCGGTTCTTGCATTGACCGCAATCATTCTTTCAGACTCCTGACCATCTACAAATTCTAGCAATCTGCCAGTTTCTCGATACAATCCCTCTCGTACCGGCTTACTAATCTGTAACATTTCGAGATTATCAAACAAACGATGATACTCAATTGAATTTACAAACGTTCTGTCTACTGAAAAAGCATTTGTTTCTAATTTTCGAGATATTAGTGACTGTTCGTGTTCAAGTTGTTCCATTAACATCTTTTCATCTCTGTCTGGGCCTTGACTATCATAACGATCGTCCTCGAACACATCATCAAATACATCGTCTTCGAAATCCATGTTTTCTACCTCCTATTATATCATATTGTTCACAATTAATACAATAAAAGGATCTCTCGTTTCTCCTCTTATTGTGTAATTGTTTTTGTTATCCTAAATATGGGTTTTATGAATATGTTATAGGTCTCGAAAACCATACAAAAAGAGCCAACCATCAAAGGTTGACTCCCATTGTTTTTGTTAACACTCTTTTATCTCGAGTAATTCGAGCTGTTTTGCTACGTCCATCAATCCATGCGAGCATCCAGTGAAGTCTGAGATGTAATCCTCCATATTTGTCTCGTCATACATTTCAAAGCTAAATTTGAAACTACGGATCTCGTCATCAGAATAGATGTCAGTACCATCATACATATCTTTGAAAATAACACTTAATAGAGTAGTTTCAGCAAATGTACGCTCGATACTGTCTTTGTCTGTTCCGTATCCGTATTTCTTCCAGATATCATCGAAAGCACGTCCGGCACCTATTTTTACTTTGACAACCAATCCGTATTCGCTCTTTTTGTTTCGTTTCATATACAGGTTAAAAAATTCGATATCTTCCTGTAACGCAAACAATTTCTTATAATACTCCTCCGTTGTCATGCCTGACTTCTTAATAAGCTGTCTCAGTTCGTTAGTTGATAATCTGTTCATTTCGGTTTCTCCTTTTCGTATGCGTTTGTTTTTGTTATCCTAAATATGGAATCGAACGTTCGCATACAAAAAGAGCCAACCCGAAGGTTGACTCTCATTGTTTTTGTTTACAGACTTAATCCAGACTAGATCTCAGTTACCAGTTTGATAACAGGACCTCTGTCTGTCTCTCTGTATGAGAATCCGACTACGTTCTGCTTCTCATCACCGAAGTAATAAGTTGCAGTTTTGGTCTCTTCGTCATACTCCTTGCCGCAGTAAACGGTGTGACCTTCCAGAGCCTCTACGATCTTCGGATCTTTTAAGATCTTCATACCGTATTTGTCTGCTCTTACAAAGATCTGGTCTTTGTCGAATACAGTTACAGAAGGAGCACTCTTTGTAGATCCACCAAGGTATACTTTCGCATCCATGGAGTTTACAAGGTAGGTTCCAACTTTTCTGCCGTCCATTGTGAACAGGCGAATTGTTGGCTGTTCCTCATCTGTAAGGTATCCGTCATCGTCGATTGTGTCTTTGGTTACAACAACTAAATCTTTACGACCTGCCTGCTCTACCATGCGGACACTTTCGATAGGAACCGCAAATCCGGAACCAGAGTTGCCGAACTCTTTGAGGTATGCATTGTAAGCATCTTCAGCATCATCGTCATCCTCATCAAGATCTTCCTCGTAGCAGAAATCCTCATAGTCCATAACCTCGCCGTTATCTCCGAAGAATGATACGCCTCTTACGGTTGTATCTTCTCCAGTACCGGTTGCCATGATCTGGATGAGATCGCTGGTGCAGATCTCTTTGACATCTGTTACCTTGCCATCCTTATCTTTGATCTCAACTGGTGTGATCACCGTTTCGATAAAGTAAGTACGGTCATCGATAACAACCGCCTTTGTGTTGGCTGGGACTGTGAATCCGGCATCCTTGAATGTTCCAACGAAGTCCGGATCGGCAGAAAACTGAGCATTGAAGGTATAAACCTCAAGTTCCTCATCTTTTGGCTCTCCAACTCCAAGGATTACCAATCCAGGAACCGCACCAAGTACCTTCTGAGCTTTAATGCTGCCAAGAGATACTGTTGGTCCGTTGTCGATCACCAAATCCCCGTCTACGATTGTTGCGTCTGCTGTCGGTTTCGGGTTCGGATTGTATTTAAAGTGTGCAAACATTGTGTTAATGCCGCTTAATACAATCTCGTTGGAATCTGTAGTACCGTCCTCAAGGATCTTTGCGACCTTGATAGCACCTGACTCAGCATCGTACTCAGTAATACGATATAACGCGTCATCATTACTCATAGTAACTTCAATACCAACGACCTCTCTACCTGCTGTTGCTGCCTGTTTTACGATTTCCATAAGTTTCATAATGTTTTCCTCCGTTTTGGGTAAGATATTTTATGATTGTAACAACGCATGTTTCATATTCTACACAGACCGTCCACCCAGATGTTCACGCCTCATTAGGTCGCTAGTGACTCGGTGTCCTTTCATTGTCGTCTTCTTTTCCTGTGCTCCATGAATCATTGCATTTGTTTACATTCCTAAATATGGTATGGATGGATGCAAACTAAAACGAAAAAGGATTTACCGTTTGAACAATCATAAAGAACTGAATCTCATGGAATTCTATTATCTGGACAAAAAAAGAGACAACCATAATGGTCATCTCTTTGATGTATTTTAAAATTCATATTCAACTGCATCCTGTCTGTCCATAAAGAAATGGATACCAGGAGCGCATTCTCTCCATCTGTTGTCATCAAAGTCAGATACTTCTACGATTTCACCAACGCGATAAATAAACGATGGATCATATATCGATGCTATCCCCTGTAATCCACTATCAGATTCATCAATGTTTTCGATTGCTAAGACCAAAGCTTTACTACACCTACATTTCTTTGTTGTTGCAGATGATCGTTTTGCGTCTTCGCAGATCTGAAGCTTTACGATCTTTCCAGAGACTGCTTTTTTATAACCAATGAATGAACCAGTTTCCGGGCATGTAATCGGATAATCGATTTTTGTGTCTTCATTGATCACTGCACAGACTATATTTGTATTTTTAAGATCTGATCCGAACAGATTTGCTTCTTTAAGATCCGCTTCGTACATATCTGTCTCACTAAGGTCCACATTTCTAAGAGCCGTCTTTCTAAGATTCGCATATCTAAGGCACGCATTGTTAAGATCCGCATCTCTAAGATCCGCATTGTTAAGATCCGCATCTCTAAGATCCGCCTTTCTAAGATCCGCATCTCTAAGATCCACATAGCTAAGATTTGCTCCGTACAAATTCGCCTCTCTAAGATTTGCATTGTTAAGATTCGCTTTGTACAGATTTACATAACAACAAAATGCTCTGCACAAATCCGTTTCTCTAAGATACGCATTGCTAAGATCCGCATCTGCAAGATCCGCCTTTCTAAGATTCGCACAGCTAAGATCCGCATTTCTAAGATTCGCATCTCTAAGATTCGCATTTCTAAGGTCCGTATATGCAAGATCCGCGTTGATAAGATTTGCTTTGTATAGGTTCGCATTTCTAAGATCCGCATTTCTAAGGTTCGCATTGCTAAGATCCAAGCCGCTCAGATTCTTATATGATAAATCGGCTTTCATGGTTTCCCATCCATCGATATCCTTATTAAGATAATGCTGATGCTTCTCGATGATCTTGTTTAATTGTTCCTGTTTCATATTTCGTTTCCTCCTTTTTCGTATGCTTATGTTTTGTTATCCTAAATATGGACTGAAACAATTGCATACAAAACAAACCGGAAACAAAAAGAGACAACCATAACGGTCATCTCTTTAGTGTACTTTAAAGTTAATATTCAACGGCATCCTGTCTGTTTGCAAAGAAATGAATACCAGGTGAGCATTCTCTCCATCGATTGTTATCAAAGTCAGGTACTTCTGCGATTTTTCCAACTCGATAAATAAACGATGGATCATATATCGATGCTATCCCCTTTAATCCACTATCAGATCCGTCTATATTTTCGATAGCCAAGACCAAAGCTTTACTACACCTGCATTTCTTTGTTGTTGCAGATGATCGTTTTGCGTCTTCACAAATCTGAAGCTTTACTATCTTTCTAAAGACTGCTTTTTTATAACCAATGAATGAACCAGTTTTCGGGCATGCAATCGGGTAATCGATTTTTGTGTCTTCATTGATCACTGCACAGACTGTATTTGTATTTTTAAGATTTGTCCCTAATAAATTCGCTTCTTTAAGATCCGCTTCGTACATATCTGCCTCACTAAGATCCGCTTCGTACATATCTGCCTCACTAAGATCCGCCTTTCTAAGATCCGCCTTTCTAAGATTCGCATATCTAAGGCACGCCTTTCTAAGATTCGCATATCTAAGACACGCATTATTAAGATCCGCATCTATAAGATCCGCATTGTTAAGATCCGCTTCTATAAGATTTGCTCCGTACAAATTCGCCTCTCTAAGATTTGCATTGTTAAGATTCGCATTTCTAAGGTTTGAATTGCTAAGACTCGCATTGCTAAGATCCGCCTCTATAAGATTCGCATTTCTGAGATCCAAGCCGCTCAGATTCTTATCTGATAAATCGGCTTTCATGGATTCCCACCCATCGATATCCTTATTAAGATAATGCTGATGCTTCTCGATGATCTTGTTTAATTGTTCCTGTGTCATATTTCGTTTCCTCCTTTGTCGTATGCTTTTAATTTATTATCCTAAATATGGGTTTTGCGAATAGCATACAAAATGCCGGAAACAAAAGAGACTAACTTAATAGTCAGTCTCTTCTATTTGTTTACGGATTTCTTTTTTCAGACCTCTCTGTCTGACATGTTCGCAAAGTTCTTCGTACACTCCATTACGTTTTAATTCTTTTACGAACCGTTAAATGAACCTCTTAAAAGACAAAGTATAAGCCAAATACCAATGGCAGTTGACCACTTAAATGTCAGTCCAAAACACATTGTAATCAGCTTAACAATCCCACAAGTTACAATCAAACTTAATCCGCAACAACTAACAAAAATCAATATCATAACGATTGCTGCTGCTAATTTGCTCACTATTAATTTACTTCTTTTACTCATATTTTGTTCCTCCTCGATTAATCATTAATAGATTTACTCTAAATATGTGCTATGTATATACAAGAAATAACAAATGTTCTGTAAATATGTCATAGCTCTCGAAACCTATAAAAAAGACCAAGCATTAAAGCCTGGTCTCTCTGTTTTCTAATCTGCTAGAATCTTATCATATGGAATATGATATCGATTCGTATAATCCTCTGTTTCCGGATTAGCAAACACATACAGATCGATATCCTTATTATCCGGTTCCTGGTTTGCAATCTCTGCCAGTTCTCCAGACTTAACTTCCGCCAGTGCGAGGTCAATCAGATCACCGTCTTTTTCGTACATAAGTCCGATCTGCTTTGTTCCGTAATCAGATTCGCCGTTTGCAAGAACAAGTTTTCCACCGTTTACTGGCACTCTCACCACGACACTCAGATCGTCACCAAGTAACAGTTCCGGAGCCTGTAATGTATCCTCTTCGTTTTCATTACAAGCTGCGAAAACCCATGCGTCGTCCAGTCTTTTCATCGCCTCGTCAAGGTCCGTCAATTCGTATGCCTGAATCTCATCGAGTACATCGAAAAGGACATCTCCTGATGTTTCCGCTAGTTCGCTTTCTAGCTTTTCGCATACTTGTCTGATCAATTCTGCCAGATTCATAGCCAGTTTTAAATGTTCTCTGATTGCTTCCTTTGTCATAAAGTTTCCTCCTTTTTTTTCGTATGTTTTTATCTTGTTACTCTAAATATGGACTGAAACAATTGCATACAAAACAAACCGGAAATAAAAAGAAAGAGACAACCACAACGGTTATCTCTTTGATGTGTTTTTAAAATTCATAATCGACTGCATCCTGTCGATCCATAAAGAAATGAATACCAGGTGCACATTCGTACCATCGATTGTCATCAAAATCAGGTTCTTCTGCGATTTCTCCAACTCGATACACAAACGATGGATCATATATCGATTCTATTTCCTGTAATCCACTATCAGATTCATCAATGTTTTCGATTGCTAAGACCAAAGCTTTACTACACCTGCATTTCTTTGTTGTTGCAGATGATCGTTTTGCGTCTTCGCAGATCTGAAGTTTTACGATGTATCCATAATATGCTTTCTTATATCCGATAAACGAACCTGTTTCCGGGCAAGCAATCGGATAATCGATTTTTGTTCCCAAAAGATTCGCTTCTCTAAAAAATGCACCATTCAGATTTGCATGACGTAGATCTGCATAACTAAGATCCGTTTTATATAGATATGTATAATTAAGATCTGCATTTCTAAGATTCGCGTTTCTAAGATTCGTTCTGTATAGATTCACCGATTTAAGATTCACATTTTTAAGATCCAAGCCGCTCAGATTCTTATATGATAAATCGGCTCTCATGTTTTCCCATCCATCGATGTCCTTATTGAGATAATGCTGATGGCTCTCGATAATCTCGTTTAATTGTTCCTGTGTCATACTTCGTTTCCTCCTTTTTTGTATGCTTTTAATTTGTTATCTTAAATATGGACTGAAACAATTACATACAAAACAAACCGGAAACAAAAAGAGACAACCATAATGGTTATCTCTTTAATGTGTTTTTAATATGCAACTGCATCCTGTCTGTCTGTAAAGAAATGAATACCAGGTGCACACTCATTCCATCGATTATCATCAAAGTCAAGGACTTCGACGATTTCTCCAATGCGATAAACAAAACAATGATCAAAACCCGATTCTATTTCCTGTAATCCGCTATCAGATCCGTCTATGTTCTCGATAGCCAATACCAATGCTTTACTACACCTGCATTTCTTTGTTGTTGCAGATGATCGTTTTGCGTCTTCACAAATCTGAAGCTTTACGATCTTTTCACAGCCTGCTTTCTTATAACCAATGAATGAACCAGTTTCTGGACATGCGATCGGATAATCGATTTTTGTATTTTCACTGATCTCTGCATTGATTATATTTGCATTTTTAAGATTTACTCCGAATAGATTCGCATCTTTAAGATTCGCTCTGAATAGATTCGCCTCTCTAAGATCCGCATTTCTGAGATCCACTCCGTTAAGATTTGCATAACAACAAAACGCTCCGTACATATTCGCATAACAACAAAACGCTCTGTACAAATTCGCATTTCTAAGATCCGCTTCTCTAAGATCCGCATATGCAAGATCCGCATTGATAAGATTTGCATTTCTAAAATCCGCCTTTCTAAGATCCGCATTTCTAAGATCCGCATTGATAAGATCCGCATTGATAAGATTTGCCTTTCTAAGATCCGCCTTTCTAAGATTTGCCTTTCTAAGATCCGCACTGTAAAGATTCGCATTGCTAAGATTTACTCTGTACAGATTCGCATTTCTAAGATCCAAGCCACTCAGATTCTTATATGATAAATCTGCTCTCATGGATTCCCATCCATCGATATCCTCATTGAGATAATGCTGATGGTTCTCGATGATCTTGTTTAATTCATTTTGTGTCATATTTTGTTTCCTCCTTTTTCGTATGCTTATGTTTTGTTATCCTAAATATGTGATAAGATGTTCGCATACAAAATGATTGGAAACAAAAAGGAAAAGAAACAATCACGATGGTCATCTCTTTGGCTTTTTTTAATTATAAACGGAAACAAAATCAAACGGAAACAAACCTTATGTATTCATTCCATGTCCGCTCCAACCGCAGAGATATTGTTAATTCCGTTTTTGATTAATTTCTCAACAATTTTGATACGTTTATCTTTGTACACTCTAAACGATTTATTCTCTACTAATGTATACAAATCTGCTCTCTGGTCTGAAAAGTATCTTTCGTTTTTGTCTAAAGCTTCATTCGTAAACAAAATATTCATGGAATCATTTGCTTTTACTAGTTTTCTTAATGTATTAAAAACATCATGAATACCAGAAAAATACGCTTCTTTTGTTTTCTCTTCGTTCGTATTCAACTGACATCTCAACAAATAAAACAGATATACGGCATACATTATATACGGATTATAAAACGGTAATACAATATCGCTGTTGTTTCCACAACGAAAAACATGTAAGATCATACCGTTTTGATACATGGTATTCTGTTCTAATATATCTTGATCCAACATTTGTAACAAAGAACCTGTCAACAGTTCCTGATTTTGTTGAGAGACCATGTTTTCCATTTGTTCTATCGTTACAAAATTATCCGTATTCTTCTCTCGTTTCATTTCAATTACCTGTTGATACAGCAATTCATAAACTTCTTCAATCGTATTCAAACTCACATTGTTATTCTTTTCTTGTGTCCACGTGGCAATATTTCCTATTTTGTTTACCTGTTCGATTCGTGACTCAAAATTAATTTGTTTCCATGTGAACATCATTTTAATCGTATCTAAGAACACCGGATTCAAATTGTTTTGTAATAAATCCAGTTTTATCTCTGATGTATTGAAATATATTTTTAGTTTCGATTCAAATAGAATCCAAGTATAAAGATTCGTAAAACATTCGATTAAATTTAAAAGCAACACATATGATATACGTTCAGTTGTATTTTCTAACCATTTCCCAATCTCAGTATCTGCGTATAGTTTTCTGCAGATATTAACTGCATTTTCGTATCTAATTGATTTCACAACCACAAATGGGGTAAACAGTACAGCTATGTTGCCATCTTTTAACTCTTCGTAACGGCATTTGATGATCAACGATTTCATAAATGAACCTGTTTTGTTATACCAATTCGAGTTCATGTATTGGAAAAAGCCACAGGAAATCTTCTTTGTCTCTGTATACGATTCATTATTGTCATCCATATAATACGAATTATCTGTATATTTCCACTCTCCAGAAAATCTCTGTAATTCTATAAACGTTTCTTTCGGAACAATACTATATTGATGATTTTCTTCCGTTTCTAACTGATTGCTCTCATAATCTGAATCTGAAATCAAAAGCAAATTCGTTGTAGGTAGACTGTCGAAAATCTTTATTGAAATGTTTCCAATCATAACTATTCTCTCTTTCTGTATGTATTATTGTAAATATGTGTCGAGACGAAACAAAGAAACATTGCAAGAATCTAATGCGCGACACAATATGTTGTGATATAATACTGTTAGCGAGAAACAACATAACACATATTTATGTTAGGATAATATATACATACGAATAAAAGGAGAGCTAAATGCTTATCCCTGTTTATGTACAAAAATTACAGGGATAAGTCAGTGGCGGACTTTTCTCTGTTTATATAGATTAATATACAAAAGAATGGAGAAAACCATATGACAATTTCAAAAGAGATGCTGGAAAAGATCGCATTACTCAGACCGATTGATGACGTTCTTTTTGCACAGCTCGTAGTAGATATCAGAACATGTCAAGAAATGCTTCAAAAAGTCATGAAAGATTCAAATCTTGTGGTTCTGACTGTTATTCCTCAAAATGTTGTACGAAATATCTGGGGACGTTCTGTTATCCTTGATGCTTTGTGTCGATTAGGCGATGGAACGACTTGTTGTATCGAAGTTCAAAGATCAGATAACGATAACCATGTACGCAGATCTGTTTTTAATGCAGCGAGTGTTATTGTTAAAGATTCAGAAACAGGAACTGATTTTAGTGATATTAAAGATATATATGTCGTATATATATCAGAATTCGATTTTCTCAAGGGGAATAAAACAATTTACCATATTGATAGTATAATCAGAGAAACCGGAGATATTATTAATACAGGGATGCATTTTGTATTCGTTAATACTGAAATAGATGATGGAAGCGATATCGCAGAACTAATGTCTTGTTTCTTACAGAGGCGAATACATAATACAAAGTTTCCAGAACTTTCTAAACGTATGACATATCTTAAAGAAACAAAAGGAGGACAAACCTATATGTGCGAAGTATTAAAAGAAATGTTAGATGAAAGCGAAATTAAATCAGCTATCAAAGCTGCGCGTCTTCTTAATGCATCTGATGATCGAATTATCGATATGTTAGAAACAGGGTATCATTTAACCAGAAAAGACGCGACTTATCAGTTAGACTTATATAAATCTGATAATTCGGTATCAATCAATTAACTAATTCATACGGTTAACGCCACAACCGTAAACAATATAAAACGCCGGGCATATTCTGTCTGGCGTTTTCTGATGTATCCTATATATATAACATCTGTTCAGGCAAACGCAAAAAAGACACCAGAAACTAAGTCCTAGTGTCTTCTGTTCGTATTTCAAATCAAGGACTCCAGAGGCTAAAGCTTCTGAGTGTGAGGACTTGATTGACAGTGACTGGTTATGCGAAGCTAAAGCTTCGCGGTTTGAACCAGGCACTACGATATCAAAGATCCCCAAAGTCGTCGCCAAAATCGTCGCCGTAGTCTTCATCATAGTTTTCGTTTTCGATATCTGATTCGTTCTGTTCCATCTGTTTTTCCAAATCTTCACGAATAAACTCCATCTTGTCTGCCGAATATTTCGGATCCGCATAAATAGAAACGTCAAGACCTGCTTCCAACCCAAGACAAATTTCACGCATCTGAAATGCATCATATTTCGGATCCGCATAAACTGATACATTTAGGTCTGCTTTCAACCCTTTGCGAATTGCATCCATTTGGTATTCGTTATAATCGAGGTCGGCATAAATTGATACATCGAACCCTTCTTCGAGTCCAGTTCGAATTGCACCCATCTGTCGTGAATTATACTTAGGGTCCGCATAAATTGAGACATCTAGTCCTGTTTCCAGTCCCTTTTTGATCTCTTCCATCTGGTCATAGTCATATTTCGGATCAGCATAAATTGAGACATCTATACCTTTTTCCAATCCATTTTCGATTACTCGCATCTGCGCGTCATTATACTTCCGATCCGCAAAAATTGTTACATCAACTCCGGCTTCTTCACCTTTTCTGATGATCTCTTTCTGAGCTGGATAGAAATCGTACTGACTTTTCTTTGATACATCTTCCAAGCGATGACGAATCAGACTCATCTGGATTATGCTACATTTCGGATCTGCATAGATTGAAACATCCACACCAGATTGTAATCCTTTTATAATCTCGTCCATCTGGTAATGACTGAATCCCCAATCCACTAACTGCATCAAAGTTGCATTTCTTAACTGTTCTGTTGTGTAAACCATAATTATTTCCTCCATATTCTTGTTTCTTTAAATATGGGACGGACATCAATAACCTACTCGAGCTTGGTTATCATTTTTGTAAACAAAAAGACAGATCCATGTTTATGAAACTGCCTTTTTGTTTTCGTCTTATGAAAGTTCGTTTTGTGTTAAATATGTGTGAAATCTTCTTAGGTTAACAATTCCGAGTTATAATAATAACGACAGAAATGTAATTATCCATAAGAAACCAACTGCGAGCGAAATAAATATAAAAGGTATATCTTCAACTCCACATCCAGCATATAAATCATGACACGATATGATTCCTATAACTTCCATAACGATTGCAAATATAAACAAATCTTTGTCTGCTATTACAGCTGCCATACCATTTATCCATACGTTTAACAATGAATTCATAATACATTTACTCCTTATCTAACTGATCTGCACGCCTATAATTGAACATTAGTAGTTCAATTATCTTGAGTAGACGGCAGGTTTCAGTACAGGATGACGTCACTTGAGGTTTGAAATACCTGGACATCGGGATCTTCATTGAAGTTTCCCGGTGTCTTTTTTATGGTATTCAAAGCTTTCTGTTGTAGTCTCTCCGTTGCAGAAACGTTC